ACGTAGACGCACCATTGCTCAACACTGGATGGAGATGTTGAAACAAAATCCTGATATCACTTGTTTAATTGATGACACCAACTTTGATCAACACTGCTTTCACAAGTTTGTAATACATACAGACAAACGAGATATACTACAACGTAATCTTGCCTTGCGTGGCGTTGAGACCAAAGTGCATTATGCAACACCCATGCATGAGTTGCCAGCATATCAACACTATCCCGGACCAGACTTGCTCAGTGCTGGCAGTAGTCTAGCACGTAGATGTTTGAGTCTACCTATCTATCCTGAACTAACAGACTTGGAAGTTGAGTATGTTATTGATTCGGTGTTAGACTGCGTTTGACAAACGCATACGTGGCCAACCAAGACCACTCATAACTTTTCTTCAGCGCCTCAAAGTCGCCGCCGACTGAGTCGTAGTACTCCACAGCGTCCTCTGCGCCTTTCTGACTCCATGCGCCATCACTACGATCTACCCCAAGCCAAGTTCTAAGTCTGTGCTCGCTTTCCACATCAGGCAAACTGGCTTTTAATTTGAGCACTTCACGAAATGCAGTGCGCCAGCACATCCAGTCCGAATCATGATACATGGCTGTGCCCGACACAATGGGCACAACTTCATGTGGTTGGTCCAAGGTAAAGTCTAGGCCTTCACCTGTGTTGTCCAACACCAGCTGTTTGTTGTAAGCAATCATGGCCTGGTGCCCATATACCAAGCCGTTCACAGGATTGTGTGCATGAAAGATATAGTGCTTGGGTTGTTGCATGCGATCCGGTTGCCAGGACCAGTCAAAATCTCTAGTGACTTCTAGTTTGGCAAACACAGCAAAGAACCAAGGCGTAGTACTTTGTCTAGCAGCCGCTTGATATGCTGCCACACGACCATTCACACCCGACACATGATGCATGAGATTCTTATGATTTGCGTCGTGGGCTGTGTATGCCAAATGTTCAAAGTAAATTTCGGCATTTATTTCACCGTTGCTGATGAACACAATGTCCAAGGGCGGATCTTTCAAAATACGTTGTGTGCGGTCTATGTGAGCATAGTCATACAACTGTGTGTTTATGTAAGGCACAGCTACTTTGGGAACAACTACTGTGCCTGCACCTGAACCAACAGGCACAATGGTCTTGGTGTCTTGCCGCCATAGTGGCACAGTCACAAGATTACCCGGCACATAGTCATGGTTGGTAAACGTGGCAAGTGGGCCCGCCCACTCAGTGTTTTTAACTGCATCCACTTGACTATCACCATTGTGTACAATCACTGGCATGGGCCTGCGTGGTACACTAATGTCAACAAAATTCACATCCGACCATTCCAACAGTTCTTTTTTTTCTGCTCTGGCAGCGAATGTGGGCACATGCATGAAGAATGTATCTCCAAATTTTTGATCATTGTCAGACTTGAACACATGCAACATGGTGGCCTGCCATTGTTCGGGATGCCATGAAAAGTCAAAGCCAGTGTAATCACAAATGCTGCTACATATCCAAACAAACTCATGTTCTGTGCCTATGCCCTTGGCAATGCGTATTAGTGTGTCTCTGTAGTTGTCAAAGTAACGCACAGTCCGTGTGGTTCCAGGTATTTGCCCTACTGAGCCACACAAGTGATCTATTTCGTATATGGCTGTGGCCACTCGGTTTGTTGTGGCACGTATTTGATCCACATATTTTACTTCTGTTGCGCCAGGCACCGTGTATGTAGGTCCTCCTGTGCGTTGATGTTGCGTACCAAACTGATAAATGTACGGAGGATCAAACGGATTTGGATGCCACGACTGATCCACAGGTTCAACTCCCGCAGGCACAGTCCAACACTTTTTGGTGGATCGTGCCACTGCATGCTGGCACGTTTCCATTTTGATTTGATCAGCACCTGAATTGTACACAGGTCCACCTGCACTCTGCCATTGTGTGGGAAAGTGATGTTGATAGTGATCGCTGGGCAATGGATGCCAAGAGAAGTCGAAACTGTCAGCATCTATGTTTGGAGGTATGCGCCAACCGTCTCTACTGCTCAATCTTGTTATGACGCGATCTGTGTGATAATTTGTGTGTTCATAGCCGGCACGTGGCACAAGGTATGTGCCCGAATCAGGTTGCCATTGACTGGTCCATACATGTCGTTGATCAGCCTCCCATGGTGGGGGTTCAAAAAGCCAGTCCCAGTCCCCATAGTCCGCTAAGTAATGCACAATCCAGAAAAATCGTGTGCGACTCAACTTCTGTGCATGCTGGAATGAATCCACTGATCTCTCATGTGGAAACAAATTTGGCTTACGCCCATCACTGAAATAAAATACGTCAAACATGCTTAGAATAGATGAGATTTATGATAACACCATTTGGCCTTGGATTAAACGGCATCATCCTGGAGTGAGATTATGGTGGTGCGAACCTTTTGGTAGAACAGATCCTGACAGTCTAGTTAATTATGGCAGAGACGACTTAGTTGAACACAATTATACACTATTGTGGGACCAAGAGCCTATTCATTTGAACGTACACATGCCCACATTTGAACAAGTAGTTGCCAACAATCAAGACTTACACCAAGTAATAGATCGACGCAATCAATTAAATCAAATGGCTATGGATTCTGGTTACAGTAAATCCCTAAAAATCAATCGAACAATAGGTGCAATCATCACCAGCGAACGTGACAGCGATACTGTGAGCGCAGTGTGTGAAAAATTTGGTTGGCAGCATTATTACTATTTCTTCCATGGCTGGGCAGCATTGGATTGGTATCGTGGTTATGACCGTACTTTTTTGATTACTCCTTGGCAACAAAGAACTATCACAAAGACTTTTCTAGCACCTAATCGCATTGTGGCAGGAGAACGACAGCACCGATTGGAAATGCTGTATTGGATATTCAAACTGGGCATGACTGATAATCATGTATCGTGCCCAGAAACGTGCCCTGCAGAAAATGTTTCCATACTGGATGCTGTTCAGCCACTTAAATTAAAATATCCAGACATTGACACTGTGTTTGCCGAGCAGTCCTTGCCATTGAACTTTGAGGGAGAATTTGATCATCCCATGCATTCATGTTGGCTCAGTTTGTTTGACCAAAGTGCTGAAAGCCTGTTATACTTGGTTACTGAGACTGTGGCCACAGGACGTAGGCATCACTTGACCGAAAAGACGTTTAAGCCTATAGCCCTGGGCATGCCGTTTGTGATTGTGGGCACACAGGGCAGTTTGAAATACTTGCGCAGTTATGGGTTTAAAACATTTGGCGACCTGTGGGACGAAAGTTATGATGACGAACCTGATGATTCAAAACGTATAGAGAAGATCGCACACACATTGAAACTATTGGATGAATTAGGAGAACATCGTCAGGCCATATTTGACAGCGCATGGGACATTGTTCGACACAATTGGAATCATTTTTACGGTGGCGGCTTTGAACAGATATTATGGCAAGAACTGCAGGACATGTTAAATGACATTGAATTTGATAGCGGACCGCGTAGTCAACGGTAAGATATATCCTGCCTTGGCGCAGACATCAAGCCAGGATTTTGATCAACATTATCCTTACACTGTGCCTTTGCGACTGCAAGAGTATTGTGTTGCTCATGGGGTCGAACTAAACATCGTAGACATTGATTCAGAGTGGCCGGCTAATGCATTATACCCTGTGGGATTGGGGTTCTTCGATTTCAGCATTGATTACTTTGAACTCTTGCCTAAACGCATACGTGCTGGATTATTCTTTGATGACGTGCGTGTGCTATTTTACTACCATGAAGGAGACAACCCTTTCCATATCAAATCTAGGTTAGACGAATTATGCACCAAGCACAATTTGCGCAACGACTGTTACAAATTTGTCAGTGGTAATACTGCTGCCAAACAGTTGGAAAATTTTGTGTACTTTGCAGACTTTGAACTTTGGTATTATCAACGCAATCGGTCAAGTCCGGCACTAAAGATACACCGTGAACCAAGAGAGCGTGACTTTACTGTGCTCAACAGATTGCATAAATCGTGGCGTGCGTTGGCCATGGCAGACTTGCAACACAATGGCATATTGACTCAGTCATACTGGAGTTACTGTGAGTCAGGTGAATTTGTCGACGCAGACTGTGCCATTGAAATTGATGACATTGCAGGACTGCGCACACGAACTGAAAAATTCTTACAGTCTGCACCTTACATCAGTGATGAATTGGATTTTGATCAACGCAACAATCACAGCACCTTGATACCCAAATATCATGTCAACAGTTATTGTAATATTGTGATGGAAACACATTTTGATATTCAGCACAGTGGTACATTTTTAACTGAAAAAACATTCAAACCCATCAAGCATGGACAGATGTTTTTTGTAGCAGGGCCTGCAGGCAGTTTACAAGTGCTACGTGATTTAGGATATCGTGTGTTTGATAACATACTGGACAACAGTTACGATCTAGAACCCAATGCCACACAGCGATGGATGGCATTGACTCGATCAATCTTTTTTACTCAACCAGATTTACCACAACTGTTTGAATTGTGTCGTGCAGATATACAACATAACCAACAGTTATTTCTGGCCAGCAAGAAGGACCGTTTAAATACCCTAATCAAGGAAATCAATGAATCCCATTAACTCATACACCAGTTGGCAGCCCTTAGAGGAAGTCATTGTGGGCCGTGCATACACCCCAGACTACTTTGACTTTATTAAAAATCCGCAAGTGCGGAATCAACTACAACAGATATTATATGAAACTGAGGAAGATTTATCTAATTTGCAAAAAACCATTGAGACTTATGGTGCGCGAGTACGAAGACCTGACCTGCCCAACAAACACCGTTTTCAACAAGAACAACTAACCGGCAATGGTGCACCATTGCCACCATTGACTCCACGAGACTGGCAGATCACACTGGGTGATCGACTATTGCGTGTATTGGCCATGCAAGAATTAGATGGACTGTGTAAAGAATATGAACAGGCCGGTGGCACAGTGATCAATCCACATGGTCCCACAGGCTGGGACAAGAATTGCGTTCTCAATCAAGCATCAGCAAGTTGCATTGTGCGTGTAGGACGCGATGTATTTTTTGACAACTCAGACTTTTTGCGTCCAGATCAAACTCGTTGGATTGTGGACAATGTACTAGGTACTGAGTATCGCATACACGAAGCCATCACAGACGGTCACGGTGATGCTGTGTTTGCTATACTAAAGCCTGGTGTGTTATTGTCAAGCAAACATGATGTTAACTTGAATTTGGCTGCAGACTTTCCAGGCTGGGACGTTTGTAAAATTTGGGATAGTAGTATTTGGGCTGCCATGGAAGTGGGCAAATTCAAGTATGAACAATCACCAGGTGCATGGTATGTGCAAGGACAAACACCCACACCAGAGTTCACAGAGTTTGTGAATACTTACTTGACCAAGTGGACTGGCTTTGTTGCTGAGACTGTGTTTGACGTCAACTGCCTTGTGTTGGACGAGTCGCATGTTATATTCTCAGCATACAACAAAGAAGTGTTTGACTACTGCCGTCGGCACAGGATAGAACCCATCATCAGTGAATTGCGACACAGTTATTTCTGGGATGGCGGTATCAGCTGTTGCACTCAAGACATCCGCAGACGCGGCGGATTAGAGACTTACCTTTGACGGTCTAGTATTTTTCTAATGTGGCGCATGTTGCGGATTTCTCGGTAGATCTTGAACACACCCACGGGTCCACGATTGGCGAAGAACCAAGGGAATATGCCATGTATATAACTTTTGACAGCAATGTCTACTAGCCTGTTGCTTTGTTTAAAACTGTGTGCCATATGGGCCCAGTAACCCATTTGTGAATCTTTTAAATGTTCTTGTGCTGACTTCATGAATATACTGTTACTCCATATAGCATTTCAAAACGATCAGCATCTGAACGATCGTTGACCATGGGCTCACCACGTATGTTGAGGCTGGTGTTTAACAGCATAGGGCAACCAGTTTGTGCATGCCATGCTTCTAATAACTGTCTTATGCCACTGCCATCTTTTGGTACAGTTTGCACACGACTAGTTTGATCAACATGAACAATAGCAGGAAATAAGTCAGGATTCTTGCAAAGAGAAACTGTTTGCATATACCTACTGTCACTCCATCCACGAGGCATAGCAAAATACTCGCCGACATGTTCTTCTAAAATAACTGGTGCAAAGGGTCTAAACTTTTGTCGTCGTTTGATTGCATTTACTTGATCCTTAATTTTTGCGCCACGGGGGTCAGCAAGTAAGCTTCGGTTGCCCAGCGCCCTTGGGCCAAATTCAGCACGACCGTTAGCCACTCCAACAATGCCAGTGTCAAGTAAACCACAGACAATACGATCAACAGGATAAGCACCAGGGATATTATAGCCAAGGTACGCATTGTGCCAATGCAGACGTTTACCATAAGCAAAGGCAGCGGCTCCAAGACTTGACCCTGCATCTCCAGGACAGGGCATGATCCAGATGTTTTCAAAGTAATTTCCTAATCGTCTATTGGCCAAACAGTTGAGTGCAACACCACCTTGGTACACAAGATTAGTGCTCCATTTGAAATCTCTGGCCCTACGCATGACATTGCCTATCAGGCGTTCTAACAATCGTTGAGCACTGGCAGCAATATCTTCATTGCTGAGACCGCCCATGAAATCATCCGTGACTCCGGTGTGCAAGTTTTGTCCAAACTCTATTTCGTATGGGTCACGAATCAACACTGATTCCATCACACGATTGTAATGATCACTGCCATAAGCACTCATGCCCATGGTAATGTATTCTTCGTCTAGTGGGTGTAGGCCCACACGCTGAGTAATTGCACTATAAAAGAGACCCAGGCTGTGCGGATATTGTTGTCCCCACAATCGCTGATATCTTGCTCGTCCTTGTCGATCATATTCTGCTCCCCAGATTGTGATTGTATCCCACTCGCCTATGGCATCAATTACCACCACCGTGGCACGGTCATATGGGCTGGTCTGAAATCCACCGGCTGCATGGCTAAGGTGATGACTGTGGCAACTGTGTGATGCTGTTGGAAAAAATCCTTTGAGTTGTTGCTTGAGTATTTGTTTTGTGGTCAACTTGTTCCACTCTATGCCTTGACCGCTGTACCACTGGCGCAGTTGTTTTTTCCATGGCGTCTCATAGTAAGCCACATGATCAACGGCAAGATTTTGGTCACATGCGTCCCAGATTAGGCCAAGGTTGATGTCAGCATCATTCTTCTTCTTGCTGTAGCGTTCTGCATGTCCAGCAAATACAATGTCACCTCGTGAGCTGATCACTGTGGCGGCAGCATCATGAAAGCCAGCTGAGATTCCTAAGATATTCATTTATAGATGAATGGATCTCGTTTGCGAAGTTCTTTTAGTTTTTTCCTATAGCGTATTTCTAGGGTAATTCTATCCCAAATTCTGCGTAACCATTTCATGTCAATCTCCTTATTTGCTGTTCAGCATAATCTCGATCGCTCCAGCAATATTCATATGTAGCTTCAGCATCGCTGGTACGTATTTTATATACATCAAGATGACCGGCAATTTGTTGCCAAATTTGATTGTAGTCTAGTGTACCAAATGTTTTTGTTAGATTAACTTGTGCTACTTGTGGATGTCCAATGGTCAACGATTTGTCTTCAGGATCAAATCCATTGTCAGTCAACCATTCACGAAAGTCGGTTAATTTCTTAATTTGCCAATGATATGCACCCGGATCTCTAGCCCACTCTATGTCAAAATCGCCAGCGGCTTCTGTTTGATTTCGCAAACTGGTTGTAACCAACTCATCTATACTGCGGCCCTCATCATTGAACACTTCCCAATGTGCTTTGCCTACTGCTTTGTTCACACCCACATAAACTCCGCCCATTTGTCTGTTGATTGTGTCTATGCCAAACAGTTCATAATCGTTTGAGTCCAATGAGAAGCGTGGTGCATTGAGCCAACACATCAGCTGGCTGGGTCTGCGCCATTCGGGTGCTTGCATGACCTTGCGCATGCTCAGCACCAGACTTTCGTATTCATGACACAACAAGTTTAGTTGTCGTATGTGCCAGCGTGTGCCAGCGTCAGCCTTGTTCCAGTAGTCACTCATGTGCCCGGAATGTCCTTGCAGGTCTTCGAAGTAACGATGCAACCAGTTCATACGTTCATGATCAACATCCAAGTTGTCTTGTATGGTGCCTTCTACTGTGAACTGATCGTTGATGGTATACCCCAGGTTGGCTGTGTTAATTGCGTCAATGCTGGCATTGATTTGCCCTACAATATATTCAGCATTGCGTTTGCTCTCAGTCCATCCTAACCAGCAGTAGTTTTTTTCCAAATGCAAATTGTTGCGTATGATATCATTCAATGCGGCAAGCCATTTGCGACTGAGGCTGTTGTCTGCAACATCAATATACAGTGTCAAATTATCTGCACCGCGTAAGTCTATTTCAATTCTATCAAGCAATGTTGTTCCACCATTCTAGCACCGCAGGACGATCAGCAAGTATTTCAGCCATGGTGATCTTCTGTGTGCGTATGCTTTCTAATTGTAGCACACGATCCCGGCCGCTTGCAAGACCTTGACGGTAAGTGTCTGGCCATTGTTCTTCAAATGTGGGCCGTGTTTTTAATTGCAACAACATATCACGCAAGGCACCATCCACTTCAGGTACAAGTTCATCTATCCATGGTTCCAGCACAGATCTAGGTAAAGCCAAAGGGCTCATCACAATGTTAGGCGAGAATGAGAACATTACTTTAGCAAGGACTTCGACTCCGAATTTTTGGGCAAGTTGTCTAATGCGTGTAATTTCGAACATTCCGGGCAGAGTGAGCGTAAAGTCAATTCGTACTTGACGTCTGTTACGTTGGATCTCAACTGCTTGACTGAAATGGTCAAGCCAGCGATCATACTCAAGGCCTGTTCTAATGTATTCACCAATTGAGCCTGTGCCGTCGAGACTTGCACATATCTGCCAATCGCGCAGCCCACTAAGAATATCACGATATAGATTGACGCCTCGATAATCCACTCTGGATAAATTTGTATTGTATCTAGCATATACTTTTGGACCATCCCCTAATTCAACTATGCGTTTCATATAACGCCAATGTTGTTCGTACATCAAGGGCTCGCCGCCAACCCAATATACTTCTTCAACACGATGCTGTTCTACAGCCGCAGCAAACTCTGCTTCGATCTGGCTGTCTTGAAATGCTGTGATAGCCGATCTTACTTTGGGGCGCATCCAGTTGTTGTTGGGATCCGTCCACTCAATCATATTGTGCTGTCGTTGTTCGCTTTCCCAACTTGAACTCAACATATCACCGCAGGTTCTACATTTGAAATTGCACAAGTTGGAGAATCTATAATCCCAACTCACAGGCTGCATTGTGGTGCGGCCTGCGGTATTGGTGGTTTCCCAGATGTCAGGATACTTATGTTTGAACAACTGCCAAAAATATGTGCGGTAAACGTCGGTGTTCAATAACCGATCATTGCACACTTCGCACTCAGGCAAGGTTTCGCCAGCCATCATTCGTCTGCGCACACTCATCATGTGTGGCGAGTTCCAATGTTCATCCAGTGTGATGGGAATATATTTGTTGGTGCCTGACTCAGTGTCTATGTACTGACGAAAATTTTGTGCAGGTTCTCTTGACGCACAACACATACGCCGTTCTGTCAGCGGGCTTAGATAAGTATGCACCCAGGGTGCCATGCATAAGCTCATACTTTTAGATATGGAAATAATTGTTGCCAGTTGGTACCACGACGACGATCTAACTCGTCAAGATATGTGTGCAACTTTTCAATTTCGGCATAGTTGTGCTTGGTAATTGATTGCAGATATTTTTGAATGCCAATCATTCTGTCTTTGGCTTCTCTTTGTTCTGTTGTATTAGTTTGCATCATTGATAGTATTTTTTCAAAATCTTTTTCCCACATGCTATAGGCAAAAATATCGGGATTTTGAAATTGTTGAGGTCCTAGATAAAAAGAAAAATAATGTGCAATGGGTCTGTTTTTACTGTATTGGTTTATTTTTTCAATCAAACCTGGCATGGTTTTTATGGTCATCGCGGTTATTGTTTGAGAAATATACAATCTTAAACAATCAGGATCTTGGTCAGCTGCCCAAGCAAAACGTTGTTCAAATTTGTTAAGATCCAACCCTGATCGTACATATTCTTGTTCAGGACCCCAGCAATCAATACTGGCCATTAAATCAAAGTATTTTATGTGTCCTTTTTTCTGTAGTTCTAATATTGTAGGAATATATCGATTCCATGCACTGTCTGGCACATTGAAATTACTAAACATGGCAAATTCTAAATTAGGGCTGGGATGTCTTTCGAATATATCTAATACCGCAGTCATTAACTCGTGCTGAAGAAGTGTTTCTCCTCCTAATAGAATTAATCTAGTCAATGTAGTTACATTTTGATCTAACCATATCACAAAACGATCAAAATACTCTTTTACAGCTTGTGTGGGAATCTTCACTACAGGAATATGCACCCCGCCTGAGTTGAATTCTCCATATTTGAGATTTTCTTTTTCGATCTGACTGCTGAAATTACCATTGCAATAAATGCACGACATGTTGCAGGTATTTTGCGCCCATATTTGTAACATTCGAGGACTGACCTTGACCGCAATGGGATCAGTTTCAAGTTCTCTAGGAGCATATCCTCGTTGATTCAAAAACTGTAAACGATCACTTATGCCGCCTGCTTCTTCGATGTTTTGGCAATATGAACATCCGTTGTCAGGCCATCCACCTTTTAACATTAATTCTCGATCTTCTACTTTTCTTGGCAAGTTATGAAAATTATCAAAGTCTTTCAATTCAAATTTAATAGGAGTTATTCTATGGCAACTGCTTGAACTTAAATCATTTAGCCAAAGATTGCTTTCAGTCCATTTGCGTTGACATGCTGTAGCAGTCTTAATTGGAAATACTGTGCCTTTTTTAAAATGTAGATTTACAAATTCGTCTACTTCTTTTTGTATCTCTGCATTGACTGTGTAGTTGCCAGAAAGTAGATCATCAAAACTAGGCCAGTCTGGTCCAGACCATGTGTTGTAGTCTTCATTGGTGATATAAGATTTAAGATTCATAGTTAATTAACCTAGCAAATTCAGATTCTACATTGCATAAATTTTGATTTCGTTTACGATCCAAATCTGCAATCTTCATGCGCAACATAAATCCATCTGTTGACGCACCAGTATTCATGAAGTTTAAGATGCGATCAAACTCTTCACGGTATTGCGACGGCACGTCTGCTGAACGTAAATGTTCTGTAATGCCGGCTTTGGCGGTGTCAGGCAGTGTGGCAATACTAAAGTACCAAGCATCATGCATTATGTTCCAGTACACAAAGTCAAACTTTTGCAGTGCTATCCAATGAGCCAGTTGATCAATATAGCGCACATTGAACACATTCACAGTGCTACAACATTGTAATTGCAAGTTGGACATTTGAGTTTTTAGATACTGAAAACTTGTGATGTTGTCTAGTACCACAGCCCAGTCTGCATTGGTGCGTTGATATTCAAATCTTTTGCCAACATCATCAATGCTGAATGCAATCTCTACAGTTTTGAAATGCCGCCAAATTGCTTCACCGCGAGCAGGATATTGTGTACCATTGGTGTTGTAATGTATTTCCACTTGATGTGCAATGCCACGATCAATGATACCTTGCAACATATCAAAGTGCTCGTCGATCATGAACGGTTCGCCACCAGTGAATTCAATATAACAAATGTCAGTTAACACTGAATCAATCTGTTGCCAGAACTGAGCATTTTCTCTTGGCCACGATCCAGCACGTAGCATTTGATATGCATGACTGGACTTTTGTTGTTCTCGTGGTAACTGATTAATTTCTTCTGTGGCAAACTGACTGCTTGACCATGAGCCACAAATGCGGCATTTTAAATTGCAAATGTTTCCCAGTTTTAAATCCAAGAATATCAACGGCTTGGCATCTATGGTCCATTCAGTGTCCTCGATTGTGTGCTTGAGCCTGTCTAGCGTGTGCATGCGTTTGCTGGTGCGTCCGCCACGCTCTTCATTCCAGCACTTGCGACAAGTTTGCGGACGTTCTCCTGCAAGAAACTGTTCACGTAGTCGGCGCATGTGGCCACTGTTTTGTATGTCTGCAAAGTCAGCAGTGCTCAATTCAAACTTGCGGCCTGAATCGTCTAGGATTTCATCATCGGCAAGACAGCAAGGACGCACAGTGCCTATGGGTGAGGCTTCAATGCTGATCCAAGGCAACACGCAAAACTTATCGTGTGGTATATTCATTTTAATACTGCCAGTTCTGGAATTACTTCCAAGATATTTTCTTTTCTAATTGAATCTAGTTCGTGTGTCTTGCGCCAAAATGTATCTATCAAATGTGTATTGTCCGTGCTCATCATGAATTTGATAGCCGATTCAAAACCTTGTGTGGCACGGCCCAATGAATCCTGATCTTGCAACCACATGATGTGATTCAAGTATCTTGTGCCTAGTTCTTGTTTGTATTCAGCTGGCGCAATGTCTATTCTGTAGTATGAAGGATCTTGCAATATATTTACGTTCAAATCCTGTGGCTGAATCAAGCCTTTCGCTACCCAGTCACGATGGAATTCAGGCAAATGGCGTGCATTAAATATGCTCAAAGTAGGGCTGATATAAAAGTCTACCTCGGGGCATATCTTTAACATGTCTCTGCGATTCTGTTCTACCACTGCCCAGTCTGTGCCTTTGCGGATATATTCGCCTCGGGTGCCTGAGTCGTCTAGGCTTGCACCCACTGCCACACTGTCAAACTGTTTCCAATACTCAAATACACTTTTACCTTTGAGTTCAGTATGTGTGAAGTTTGTATTGTAGATTAGGCGCACATGGAACAATTTTCTTTGCACAAGTTCTTCTAAGATACGATAGTGTTCTTCCATCAGTAGTGGTTCGCCACCGGCAAAATAAATTTGTTCTACATAATCCAAGTGAGGCTCTAGTTGTTCCCACATGTCTAATTCAGTGCGACCTGCATAGTTTAGAACTGTGTTGCGATCTTTCCAATCGCCGCCGGCTAGTTTTGCTTGATCTTGATACCACTGGCTTGAAAAAATATGTCCACAACTACGGCATTTCAAATTGCACAAGTTTGAGAAACGAATATCCCAGTAGGTCATCTCAAAAGGATTTGTTTCTAGTTTTTTAATTTGATGTCCGTGATGTTTGTTTGCACTCTTACGACCACTGAAAAAGCCATTGCTTTCTTGTTCATAGCAACGACCACAGGTGGCATTTGGGGTTTCCGTCAACATGTCCTCGCGCAGTTGTTGCATGGGAGTGTCAGTCCATATTTCTGCCAGGGTGTTTTTACGACAGTTGCCTACTGGACCCACTGACATTTCAGCATGGCAGCATGGGTATGCTTCTCCTGTGGGATAGGCATGTAAATGTATCCATGGGTATATGCAAAACGTTTTTGACTCAGTCAACAAGAACTGTTCACGTTCAGTTAACTCTGTAGGGCGTACAAGATCAGTGCTGTTATACTTGTATTGAGTCATACCATTCTGTTAAGTTAGGAAATGCCCTGGCAAAGACTTTGTCTCTGCGTTGGTCATATTGCGTATAGAACTGTTTAAAGTCATTCAATAACTTGGGCATGTCAAATGCTTCACTGTGTGGAGTTTTTACCACATCCAAGTAATCAATCAGTCGTTGCACATGATTGACTTCATGTTCATGCAAACAAGGATTTTCTCTATTGTGAAACAACCAAGATTCCAACTGCAAACGATAACCATTGCGTATGTGATCAGGCAATACTAGGGCGCTTTGAAAACTGGGGAAACGCAAGATATTCAATGTAAAGTTTATTTTGTCACGTCCATAGCGTTGTTTCAAACTCAGCATCATGTTGAGATGATCCACAATACTATCCAAGCACAATGCATTGATGGTACACATCACATGCACGGCACTAACAAATCTGCCTTCCAACAAAAACAACACATTGTTCAACCATTGATCATAGTCTAGTCCATCTCTAATGTATTCTGCTTGCGCCCATGTAGCTTCCATTGAGGTATACAAATCCACCTTGGGCAATGTGGCAATGGCCACAGCAAAGTCTTTGATCTTGTCCATGTCAATGCCAAGATTCGAATTGATTGCCAATCGGGTACTGCTACGTCCTTGGTTGGTCTTAAACCATTCAATCAGTTTCCAGGTATATCCTGACATTAGTGGTTCGCCACCAGTTATTCGGAGTTCTTGCAGTGTTCTGTGGAGATCTCGTTCCCACCAGTCAAAGAAGGCTTCCACGTAAGGATTAGTCTCACCGAATTTATAAAGTTGACTACTATCATGAGTGTGAGTAAAATGGTTCCTACCATCGCTAACCAACCCGTTGTAGGGTCCATGCCGGCGTATATCATTGACCCAAGTGGAACTAAAAGCAGGATTGCAATAAGAACAAGCAAATTGACAAGTCCTATCGAAACTGATTTCAAGAGTTCTAAGATTGACATCATGTTCAACGGGAGTTTTAACTGCTTCATGTAAGGCCTCTATGGGATAAATTTTACTTTTATACACACGGTCTGATACTGCATCAGTGTGCATGTCTTCAATCTTCCAGCAGTATTCACAGCCTGCTGGACGTTTGCCGGCTAACATTTTACGCCGGTCTTCTTTTTTCTGATCAGTATTGTGCAGCAGCCTAGAGTTGTTATTGACTTTATCAACGTCAATCAAATGAGCTGGCGGGTGATGGCAACTTGTGGTCTGCCCACTTCCTAACCAAATGGTAGCATTGTACCACTTCGCTGCACAAAAACTTGTGGATAACGGGTCCAAGACCTGTTGTTTAAATTCTAAATCATTCATTGATGTATTGGGCCAGTCGTTTGGGTAGTTCTGCACGTTCACGACGATTGTGTTCGCGAAGTTGTTGATAGTTGTATTTACAAACGGATCTGGCTGACTCCAAGAAACTGGCAGCACCATTATAACATATATCTGCTACCACGTCAACTATTCTGTTGGCACGATCTCGTGGATCGTCTATCTGATCAAAACTTTCGTCGATTAGATTTCCAAATGTTTGGAATCCTGCTGAGTGTAAATCCTTATAGTATCCACGATTGGCAGCGGCCACAAACGGATGGCCCATGATCATGGGCTTCCAGATCTTTTCTGTACGAAACGTATACGGGTAATCAAATATGGTTTCTGTTACCACACTGAAGTAGGTGTCAATGTAGGCAGCAGGATTGATTTCAGCATCGCCCCAGGTATTGTCAAACAAATGATGTTTTACAAATCCTGTGGGCACTGTGCTCATATTGGGTAAAGCACGATCAATTTCGTATTGCAGCGGCAACAATCGTATGGGTTCAGAGTTGTCAGTTTGTAGACTACTACTCCAGGCCATTTCCACACGGTCATTGAGATTGGTCCACAGTGCTCGATTCAATAACTGTCGATCACGCATGGCATCTATCAAATACTTGCGATGTGGACGCAGTCGTCCGTTTAGGAATAGAAAGTCATATGGCTTGTTTTGTTTGTGATACACGTCAGGGTAAGACTCGTGCGCACGTAAGTTTTCCAAGTATTCTACAATATTGGAGAAGTAGCAGTCGGTTTTACAATAATTCCAGCCTGGTTCTAAGTTCCCAGATGTCAGTAGTAAAATTTCACCTCGGCGAACTTGTTCTTTGATGCGCAGGCGTGTGAGTTGTAACAGTATGGTTTCACTGCCCTCGGCAGGATTGGAAAATACTATACGGCTCGGGTACTGTTGGGCCCATTCCGTTATTGCTGTCCAGTTGTTTTTTAGTATCACACGTCCAACAATATACACGTTGTTGGGATCAAGTACAACATCTGACCACTGCCAGAAACTGCCATCAGCATAGGGCTTGAGCAAGTCCCATACTTCGGCCCACTCGTCCACAATGATTTTACGATTGCCTAGCATGATACGCACACTCCTCCCACCATGACCGCATCTCTGGAAATGTCTTTAAGAAGTCTGTGCCGCGACGACGATCATGTTCACTGAAGAAACGATAAAAGTCTGCTTTTGCACGACTGTGATCTGTCAACTGTGCCGATCTCATCCAGGCGATGTCACGGTCCAGTCTATGCAGTTCATAGTCTTTAAATCCTTTAAACGGTACTTCTTCTGTTTCAATCTGTCGTACCATCCAGGCCCACAACCATTCCAATTTCTCTGCGTAACTTTCGGGCAAGATTTGTAGGCTTTGCCACGCTGGCTCGCGCAACACCGGTGTGTCAAACCACACACGTTGATAAGTGTTGCTGTATACTTTTCTCAAGCCCAAGATGCCAGCAAACAGTTTGTCCAAACTGGTCACACTCAAATTGTTCATTGTGATAATAAACGTAAGACTTGAGTAGTTGGGCACTTCTGTGAGGAACTGGTTTACTCGATCCCACAACAGATCAAAGTCTAGTCCATTGCGCATGTATTCTGCCTGTTCTCCCCAGCCATCCAGACTCACATACTGCATGAAATGTTCAATACGGCCATCACATATTTGTTTGACATAACTCAAATACTTTTGCCATGACTTTTCATCTACTGAAAAGTTGCTTGTGACATTCAAATGTAACTTGGGGCTGGGATTCTCCAGTACATAGTCAAACACACGATAGGTATTTTTATCCATGAGTGGCTCACCACCAGTCATGCGAAAATGTTCTAGGTGAGGATACAGGTCTGGCCACCAGGCCCAGAAGGCGTCAACATAGGGGTTTGATTCTCGAACGGGAATAGGACCACGGCTGCCAGCAAAATGCTCAGGAGCATTATGAGGCACCAAGGTAGGATATGCTCCATGTCTAGCGACTTCATCTGCCCATGAACTACTAAACTGAGGGCTGCAATAACTACACCGCAGATTGCAAGCGTGATTAAAATTAACTTCAACATAACTGGGAATGACATTTTCTTCTCCTGTGCTATTCTTTATCTTTTCAAAATCCGCTACGGCCCAAGGCTCACCTGAACGATAGTGTCGGTCACTTAACTTACCTTCGTTCTCCATGTTCCAACAGTAAGAGCATTCTGAGGGCTGCTCTTGCTTGAGCATGATTTTCCGTTGTGTTTTTTTAAACCCAGTGTTGTGTAGTGCAGAAGGATCGATCTTTATTGTTTCGGGATCAATAGGATGCAACGGCGGATGATAACAACTATTGTTGAGACCTGTTGTCAGATGCAAACTCACTTGCTTCCATTTGGCCAGACAAAGTGCAGGACCCAATTGCTCTTTCATGTGTTCCGCAGAGTTCAAGAACTTGCTTTTGGTTCCTACTAACTCATCACCTTTGTTCATTACCAGCCTTCTTGTTGGCGGATCACATCAATCTCTCTCACCATGATGCCACGGTTCGACCAGTTTGATCGGTAATGTTGTTTGAAGAATCGGCTTTGTTCACCTTCAAAGATGGCCATGGGCAAGTCCAACTGACCATGCAACTCATCTGCTACACGCCCGCCCAACAATCTTGGTTCTGCATCTTTAACTGTGTTCCATATTTCTGCCAAGGCATCAAAATCTTGCACTTCACGATGATCCCAGTTTGTGAGCATGGTCATGTATGTGCCCTGTCTGGCGCCAGCTATGGCCCAGGGTCCATTGTTGACATCAGCACCAATGTTATGCCATATGGTCAAATGATCCAAGTTACGTTGATGCACCTGTTGTTGAAACTCTTCCACTGTGGGTCGTGCGCCTTTATTCAAGCACATTTTTACCCCTTCCCGGAAGCCGGCACGCCAGGCCTGAAATGCAGATCCATTGGGATATGTGGTTGAGTAACAGTCATACATGGCCCAATACAAGGGATCAAAACAAAACTCCACTTCAGTTTCTGCACGTCCGTCTGTGGCTTCGTGTGTGCGCATGTTGAACACAAACTCACGTGTCCATGAACTCAATCCGCCATTGCCGTACATTAAGCCATTGATGTGATTTCTTGCTCGCCAACGAAACACCGCTTGTTCCCAGTCAGGGGTAGAGAATGTCAAGGTTTGATTGAAAAAGGCAGCATCAGGAATGTTGTCACCGTCAATGAGTATAAAACGTTCAGTGGTGCTGGCAGCGGCCGCGGCCTTGTGTGCGGCATCTGATCCTTTGATGCCATCTACTCGCGTGGCCCAGGGCACCATGTTTTTGATTCGAACCCAGAATTCTTCTTTTTCGGGCTCGTCGTAACTCAAGTATATGCAGTCCAAGTCTGCAATGTCAATTTGATTCATATGTTTGCTTGCTCCAGCGAATATGAGGTTGGTCCTCAGCAACGATTACAGCGACATTGTCAGGATGACAAGGGGATCCAGAGTTGCCAGGGACCAGTTTTGTAGTTATTGACCAGACTACTTCTACTAACTTGCCATTGCGAACACGCACATTCATGGCGTTATGAGCAAAAGTCTCTTGGTCAATCTCAATGTATGTACCAGGCTGATCCTCCATGCTGTAGAATAGCGGGTGTCCTTGACCATCATGATACAAGCGATAAAACACTGGTTTGGGATCTGGTATATTGTGCAGTATTGACCAAAAATCTTCGGGTGTCATGCTCGCCATTCTTTGACATTGTAATGAAACGCACCTGTCTGCGCCACAGTTTGTATACGCAGGCGCATGTCTTGATATTCCCAAACTAGTTCCTTGGTCCAGGCTTCAGTGGCAGTTCCTGTTATGTGTCGTTTCATATGCACTATTTTTGGATATGTGCTGAATGGCATGGTCACACGATCCCGACCCATGATCTCTGCTGCCATGGCATACACAAGATCAGTAGACGGTGTTTCATCAGGAAACTTTATGAGTTTTCGAAACTCTGCCCAATTGGCAAATATGTTGCCTACCCAGCCAAAAAACTCTCGGGCAGTTTCACTGCGCCGCCAGTAAGTAATGGCATTGTAAACATCGGGCAAGTTGTTGGCATCAAACACACGGCGATAGTTTCTTGCTGTGCTGACGTTGTCTTGCCAATCTCTACAACCAGTTGATACTACAACATCTCTGTGTCTAAACTGATCCCACCAATGAGAGATAGGTGATACAACAAACATGTCTGCTTCTAGTTTGATAGTTTCACGAAATGGTGTGAGCTTGAACAGTTGTGCATCATTGGCATAAGGATTCTCCTGTGGCACAAGTTGTCTGTAGTGATCGTAAAAGGGATCTGTATAAGAGCTATCTGTGATCAAACAGATTCGTGCTGATGGATCCCAGTAGCGTATGGTCTTGGCCAGAGTTTTAGCACAGTCCAAATAATCCACAGTGTCGCTGTTGACTGCAACAATCACATAACCTTGTTCGTCAATGGGCTGCAACTATCACCTCCAGGTGTTTTTTGCACATGGCATGAAAGTCTAATCCAGCCCAACTCAAAGTTTTCCGTCTACCTTCAGTATTGGTGTATTCAATTTCATAATGATCTTGTTCCACCCAAGTCAATCCATGATCTGGCATGACATTGAGCATGGGAAAAAATATGTCATGCACTGATTGTTCAGCCCCTGCTACCAAGCCTAGAGCAATACTCAGGGCATAGTCATTGCGATAGTTGCTTTGATGTATGCCATACAAGTCTCGATAGTGCTGCCAGTTGTTGCGTATCATTTGCATTGAATCAAATATGTATTGGCTGATATTGCCACGTCGGAACATCATTACGGTGGCCCACCACATGGGCATATCGTACGCACCAAATGTTTCAAGCATGGTCGTACTGCTGGGGTCAAATCCATCTTTGAAGGCTGCAAACTGTTGTGGTATTGTTAGTACTTCCAATAATCGATCACTGGCTATCACATAGTCAGCATCCAGTACTAAGGTTTGGTCAAATGGTGACAGTTCATAGGCATTGATACGTCCGGCATTGTGCCAAGTCACGTTGGCATTGTAATCCGCAAAGTGTCTTGTACCACCAGTGTCTGCTACAGTGGCAATGATGTGTTCAAATTTGTGCTGTGCGGCAGCCGCAGGATTGTCTGTGACCACAGCCACGGGCAAGTTCAAATGCCTGCGAATGTTTTTAGCCGACCATGCAGCCATGGCAATGTAATCTGTTGCTTCATTGTTGAAAGCAAAGATTAACACACCTTGACTCAGCGTTTTTTGTTTAGTTCTTGCCATTCCACCTGCCATGCATTCATTTGTTCTTGCCAACGCTCGTGCGCCTTAGCAAACAAGTCTGTTACCGTGATCTGCACCGGAGTCTCATACAGGTCTAGTATCACAACATCCTTGTCTTGTGCGCAGGCCAACAGCACAGTCAGTAATTCTGGTCCTGCTCGCCACATCCCACCCCCGTGGGCAAACACCATTCGTGCTTCGTATTTTTCTTTTAGCACCCGGCGTGCGGCTGCATGATCAAATCTTGCTCGTGCGTGAGCAACCAAGGCATCAGTATTCATAATGCATTATACAGGGAAAGCAAAGAAAAGTAAAGGGGCTGTTGCCCCTTTTGGTTAGGCTGTTGAAGCAACCACAGTGGGTGTGCCCCAGGTATTGGAGAGATTGGTTGTTTCTGGTGGATAGTATGTGACAATGGTACAAGGTGCTGTGCCAGGAGTTGCACCCGATGCGGCTGTACCGCCCGAAATTGGATCAGTACCACCTGTGGGAGGTACGTTGGTATCTGCTGCTACCCAGGTAGTGGTGATAGTTAATGCAGTACTGGCAGCATTTTTTGCAAGAGTGTGTTGAATATAGTTTGAAGTATAAGGCGCTGTGTCAGCAAACTGTTTGTAAACAATAGTAGCAGCAGCGCCAGCAACCAATGCATCCCAACCAGTACCTGTGCTCAATGTGTTGGGAATACCTGACCCGCCAATTTTGGTTGTTCCAGTATATGCAACACCAGCAATGGTATGACTAGTGGCCAGACCAGAAATCCAAATGTCACCGCACAAGGTGGTGGCCAAGTCATTCCACTCTGGATCACCTGTAAGTCCAGTTGAACTTTTTGCCACGTCAATTTTGATCAGACCGCCGGCGTTGAAAAAATAAGTTGCGGCAGCAGAACTGGTCCAGGTCACCACATTGGTAAATGTAATAGTCCAGACTGCGCCACCGTCGGTGCCAGTTTGTGAGGTCTTTGAGTTGGTGCCGGTCCAACCTGTAAATTGACTGCCCACTGCATAAGCATTGTAGCGATTGTTGTAAATGTTGGTCAAGTCAGTGTTGACAGCAGCCAACACGTTGATGGTTTGTCCTGCAGCTGGTGCCGATCTTGCAGTGATTGTAGTGTTTGTATGTGTGCCCATGCTGGCAGTACTGTTGACCAGACTGGCCCACTGTGTGGCACTGACCGTGCCTAACGCCGCCACCGTAGCAACAGCAGTTTGTCCGTATGCTGTGTTCAACACCGCATTGAGATTGGCGCCAACGTTGGTGCTTACAAAACCATTGTAATCTGCTGCCTGAATTAAGCCGCCACTTGAATATGTCATATCTCGTTCCCTATTATTTGATCGTTACAATCGCTTCGATTGTTCCTAGTTCTGGTGTGTGTTTGTTTTCCAGTGAGCGGCCAATCACGTTGAATGCTGTGGCTTCACCAGATTGTGCTGCTCTTGCAACACCTTCACCAGCACTCACAAGTCGATCACCTTTGCGTATTGTACCCACACATTTTACAGGAACTCGACCTGTCATTGCAACCGCTGGATGGGTGTCATCATCACCGGCTCCGCCGTTCATGGTGTAGGCCGGTCTTGTACTTATAACGCCAAATACATTTTCACTTAAATCTTCAGTAGATCGGGTAATTTCTTTAGCACCGCCCAATTCCACAACTGTGCCAGGTTCCAACAACTCATCGGCAGCAAAGCGTTCTGCAACGTCAGCGTACAATGCTGTGGTAGCAGTGGCAAACACACGGTTGAAGTAGTTTGAACTAGATCCAATATTACCGATTGCGTTTGTGCCAGTTTTCTCAATGCCAATTGTGCTGACGTTGCCGGCAAAATATGCAGTACCAGTTGTGAGCACTAATACGTTGGCCACACCACCTACGTCAAAATTAACGTTGCCTCCAGACACGCCAATATTGCCTTCTGTGGTTCCATTCACAAATTTAGTGACACTAACCCCCAAACTCAATCCTGTCAGTTGCGAACCATTGCCCAAGAAATAAGTACCTGCAATATTAGCAGCCGATGTGATGTTACCAGTTGCACTTACTTGTCCAGCAGTGCGCAAGTTACCTGCTTGTACGTTGGCAGTGGCACTGATTGTGGCGGCTTGCATCAATGCACCGGTGATAATATTACCGCCGGTAATATTACCAACTGCTGATACCTGGCCGCCAGTAGTCAAATTGCCGCCTGAGCTGTTGCCAGTTACGCCCAATGTTGTGCCCACTGTGGCAGCGTTAGCAATAGCAAATACGCCATTGGCACCATATGCAGTGGCCACAGTATATGTTGTGCCGCTAACGTTGGCTTGTATGATTAAATTACCACCAGAAATATTGCTCTTGATGTTGGCATCTGTGGTAGTGGTGTTGACGTTGAACACGTTGGCTGACCCAACAAACAAGCCAGTATTGGTTTGCACACGCAACACACCAGTTGTGGAAGTGTTGGTGTCGCTGCGCATGAATTGACTGCTGTCTAGACTGTCTAACAACTGTGCGTTAGTAGCACTACCAGCAAATACTGCGCCGGACACACTTGCACTCAATGTCATGCCAGGGAAAATAGTTGGGAAAGCGGTGACCAATGCAGCTTCAGGAGTAAAACTTGCACCATCATAAACAATGGCCACACGCACATTGTTCACATACAAACTAGTAATGTATCGTGTGGCACCGACGTTGTTTAAAATTGTTTCAGGAATAGCACCTGACGTACCTTGTGCTTGAGAATATCCAGGCCCCACAACCAAGAAGCTTGCACCAGTATATACTTTCAACTGTTGATTGGTAGTGTCGTACCACAAATCACCTGTGACATTGCTGGCTGGCTGGCTGGCGGAAGCCGTAGCAGCACTAATTGTTTTGAAAATAGAACCGTTGTAAACTTTTAGCAAATTGTTGGTTTTATCCCACCACAATTGACCAGTCAGTGGAGATGCCGGTGCAGTGGTATTTGAACCATTTTCCAACAAGTGGATAAAGTTTTCGTCCAAAAATTCACCGTATCCAGCGTAGTTTTTGCCCACCAAGATCATTGCACTTGATGTATTAATTGTACCATCAGCAATGGTAGCAAAAACTGTGCCGTCTGTTAGATTGATTGTATATGCCATGTCAAAGGTTCCTAGTTGCTATATTTATACAGCATTTATGTTACTCAGCGTCTGTATACGCAGGGTGTAATCAATTTGAATCTGACGATTCAAACTCTTTTGTACAGGATGGAAAATCACGTGTGTGATCAAGCGTAAATTATCTACTGCCCCATTCCATGTTTTTAATCCAAGTTCGTCAAATACAAATTCACCACTGAAATTGGTTGAATTGTCAAATGCTTGCTGTTCTGGAGGTTCGCCGTAGTCCAACAAACATGTTACCAAAATATCACTGTAAACATTGCCACTCACATGCAACGGTGTCATTTTGTTGTTTTCAGGGTCAGTATCTGCAGCAGAATTGTCATCTACTACTTTGGCGTAGGTTTGATTGTACAAGTCAGCGTTCTGACCAGTGGTGTTTGGGGGCAAATAAGTGATAACGCCTGTGGGATCCACGCTGGATCCACCATTGCCAAATGCCATTTCGTAGATATAACCAGTGTTGCGATCGCTCAGAGTTTGAGCCATGGCCAAACTAATATTCTCGTAGTGAATTGCATTCTTTTTGTCCACCAGCACTTCGCCAGTTTTGGGGTCGTGTATTTTAACAAATCCCTCAATTTTGCACAGTCCAGGCTGAATCATGCTCGCCCCTCCACGTAAGTTTTCTGAGTTTTTGGATCAAAAATTCGCATGTGCGCTTGCACACTAATTGTACCGGTTTCGTTTGGGCGGCGGGCCTGTGGTGCAGTTTTTTGTGCTTCGGTTGCCTGTTTTGGTGCTGTGTTTGACATGGTCTTTTATTTATCCGTGTTATCTGTCACACAAAAACCTTGCGGCTATTGTATCAGTTTCTTGTAATGCAATACCGTTGCTGGGGTTACCGTCGGCTGGTTGATACCACGTCTGGCCACGGCGTTGCAGTATGGTCACTTCGCTGCCGGCAGCCGGCGCCGAGTACGTATCATCAACTATGAACTCGATCGCCAATGGGTCAAATAAAGAAACAATGTAACGATATTCACTGTTGGCTGTAGTATCACTGTAGTTGTATTGGCGTGTACCGCCCACATATACTTCAATGCTTTCTACGTATATTGTGCTAGAATCACCAAAATCAGCAATATCAATGCTAGGTGCATAAAATACCGCAGTGGTGCCATCGCCCATGCCTGTGTCTTTTACCACATAGTCTTGGTATTGAACATTCAACAAGTTGCCACGACCAATGTCATACACATCTGCGCCTACAGTATGACTATTTGTTGCTGTGCCGGCTGTGCCACGTTGCAATCCAGAAACACTGTTGGTAACTAGATTACGATATCTGTACATAATACGCTCGCCATCAATGGTTATGATGCCAAACACACCAGCAGGTAAGTCTGGCTCGCTCAACGCTGCTGCATTTTCCACGTAAATGACATCGGTTGTGGCGCTGACAGTTTGTGCCACTTGTGTAGTAGTGGCTGTGGTCATTCTATAAGTGGCTTGTACTCCTCGCATGTCTTGGAACACACGGAATGCTATTGCTTCTGGCACAACAGAATTAGTAAACTCAGTGACAATCAATTCTTCAGCCGCACTAATTGCACCTTGCGCTAATATTAAATATTGTCCTTGAATTGTATAATCACTGCCTTCAAATAATCTATAGCCATCCAATGTTACCCATAATCTGCTGGCATCAATGTTGGTGCGCAACAAGTCAAAGTCATTGATTGGACTTGATGTGCCAACTTCATAAGCAAACTCGCCAGGCAGTGGTTGAGTGGGATCATTCAGCGTTGGGCTGTCATAGTCTGTGGTATCGTATGCTTGAAAGATTGTTGTACCTGTTTGTACTGGGCCAGCAAACGTCAATGTCAATGCATTTTGTTCACGGGTATCATTCCACGTGATAACTTGAACAATATCGCCCAAGTTAAGTGTGCTGGAAATTTGCAAGGTAGATGTAAATTCTGGCACAACAGGATTGTATGCAAACTCACAGTCTGCAATGGTGCTGACTGCAATTAAAATAACTGCACCGTCAACTGGCACAGTATCAAACACAACTTGTCGTCCAGGAGTATTGCTTCCATCCCAGGTTGTAACACTGTATACCCCGTCTTCGGCACCAAATGATTGTTTTTGTAGCACGCCATCTACATACACCTGTATGTCATTGACTGCATCAATAAGCGATTGAGAAAAACTAGAGCCCATGCGTTGTGGCAAACCAAAACTAGATGTGGTGCCATCGCCAATCCATTCTATACAACTTGGGCCAAGTATTCTATATCCATTGACCATGACAATCATGTTGGCTGGGTTGCTGAATGTAGGTGCATTATCTATTTCCACTGATCCGTTGTCAATGATGTTTTGATCTACAATAAATGTTTCAATTACTGGAGTGCTCCAACTTTGAAAAGTTGTGGGCACAAATTTTGCCACACATTCTCCAGACCAAGCGGCTTCGTCGTCGATCAAAGAAACTTCTGTTACACCATCTTCTGTGATAGTAATTGCGCTCATGGAGTCGTCAATGATACTGAGTATCTGGTAGGTAGTTCCAGTTAGTACACCACCCAAACTATAACCTGAGAATGTGACAGTTTGTCCCACGCTTAAAGATGCAGTTGATCCCAATAATACAATAGCATTGCCCGATGCTTGAGTATCAGTCACTGTGATACTGTTTGCATCGCCTAATACCAGTACTGATATTTCATCATTGGCGCTGATAGAAGCAGTAATTCTAATCTTGCTACGAACTGAAGGAACAAACGGTATCCAATAGTTGATGTCAGTCAACAAAATTCCTGGAGGAACTGTTTGGATAGCACGATAGTATGCGCCTTTTGGTGATCCAGTCATTAGTCCTGACGCTGTGGTCAATGCCAAAGGAGCGGTAGACCCTGCAATATTTGTTATGTAGAATTGTGTGCCGTTGAGAATTCCCTGCACGTAGTATTCTTGTCCTGCAATAATTCCGCCAAACACTGTGCCAGTGAACACTATTGGCTGACCAATTGTTAATGCGCTGGTGTTATTACAAGTGACCAAATTGTAAACACTCACTGTGTTGGTCACTGCCAGTTGATTGTTGTTGAATACAATATCAATGGATTGATACGTGTTGTTTTGATTATAAACTTGACTGGCAGTGTATGGTTCAATTTCAGGAAGTGCTACCAAATTGCCGTTTACAAACACATCAACATCCACAATCTCTTTGTATCCAACTGGAATAATTATTGTTTTGTTGTCTGCTATAACATCTGCACCTGTGTAGTTGCCTTTGAACAACTGACTTCCGCCACCAATTTCATAAACATCTATGCTGATAATAGCACCTGAATTGACATTGTTGTTGATGGTAACTGTGCTGTCGTTCCAGTTAACAACATAATCAATATCTCTGGTCAGCACCCGACCAGTGGTCAAATTAGACACAACAATATTGAATGGATGTTCTACAATTCCAGCCCAACTGTAATCAAATGTAATACCTGGTTCAAATGTGTAACGAATTGTGCCAATTTGAAACCCGTGCCCGTCGTTTTGCCAGTCTGCACCTGGGCGAGTGTAGATACGCATGTCCAAGGTATCGTACTCTGATCCGTTTACCAGTTCTTCTGGTGCATGACCTTCATATGGTCCAATGAACTCGCCGCCGTCTACATTGATGTCTGAGAAACGTTCGCCGAGATAAATGTCAGCAAACTCACTTTGATAGTTGGCGTCCAGTGTTTGTGTGCCTGTGAAGTAATCGCCCCATACTTGTACGCCAGGATAGTCTACTCCATCTACCAACAGCGGTAACTCTAATCCAAACTCATTGGCTCCAGGAACGTACAGGCCCATAGTTCGGTCTACACCAGTCAATCCAGTGGCCTGTGTGCTGCCTGGATAAGTGTATGTGGCTGCGTTGACCAATTGCCAATTTTCTAGATCAAATGTCGGGCCAACTACTGCACTACTGCCGTCAGCATTGAGTGCGGACCATACACGATTATCATAGCGAACCAAAGTTCCGTTTTCGTAAGTTCCTTGGCTACTCCAAGTCTGTATAGTAGTTTGGTACTGGAATCGGTCATATCTAATTACTGTACGGAATTGACGAACAACATCATTTGTCATGCGTGGATATGCAATGGCTCCAGAGCCATTGCCACCAATGAAAGTAACTGTTGGTGTGGAATGATAGCCTGCACCGTTGACTGTGACATTTATGCCAACAACTTGTCCTTGGCCATTTAACACCGCAACGGCTTGTGCTAGTATTTCTGGTGCAGGGTCATTGGGGTTAGGGGTAATTTCAATCACAGGAGGTTCAGTGTAACCTGACCCACCGTTGATCAATTCAACAGAATCCAGTCTCAATAGATAATTGCCGTACCATTGGCTATATGGCCAAGATGACCAGACTGTTGAGTTGGCTGGTAAATCACTTAGCGTGTTGGTTTCAGAATTAAATGCAGTACTGTGAGCATACGGCAACAAGATGGGACTGGTAAATTGAGGTATCTGCAAACTGGTATTATAGTATGCCGGTAAATCAAAGTCAGCTATGTCTCCAAACCATTGATCAAAGCCATTGTATCGCAGGTTAAATTCTCTGACTTGCACATGATAGGGTTTGACTTCTTGAATATAGTCCAGCACAAACTCTTGATTGTCACGACTGTAGTTTTGAAATTTGGTCAAACTACGAATTCTGTGTTCCACATCAATCAGACTAGTTTTAACCAACCATTCAGGAGCAGCGAATTCGCTGAGCACAAAGTTGAACATCAATGTCAGTTGACGATTGCGTTCAATTTGCAAATCATCAATGAATAATTCTTCATTGATGGCCTGTATGATCTTGCGTGTTTCAATCACAGGTTCTTGGTCATAATACTGAGCGTCAAAAACTTCAACGTCAAATCCAAACCGTCCTAGTTGGTAATTCCATAATTGTGCAGAAAATTCAATGGTGCCATCTTGCAATCCCACACGTTCAAATCCAGTAGCACCACGTAAATAAATTTCAAATTTACCCAGGCTATTGGCAGTGACCTTTACACTACTGCCAACAGAGACATTCAACGTATCTAAACTGGCTACATTTGGAACTTCAGCAATAATTTTGCTACTGCTATTGTATCCTGGCAAGTACCAATTGATATAACTCCAGTATTGTGTGGTGTCATAATTTTGTACCTGAGTCAATTGCAAAACTCTTACAATACCGGCACCAGTATCTCTTTCTTCAACAGTGTAAATTGTCCACAGTCCTCTGTTGCTAGAATCGCTTACTACTAGATATTTGTATCCCAATGCTACAGTACTGATATTTTGGAACTCTAGTATTTCTAAATTTTCCACACGTTTGTTCCATGCACCCGATCCTGGCAATGGCTCAGGTTCGCTGCTGTTCAACAACACAAATTGACGGCTTTCAGAAATAGGATATCTTGCCAGCACTGAGTTGGCCCGAGTTAAGTAGTTTCTCAACGCTGCGAATCTATCCACAAACATGCTTTGGCGTGGGCGGAACTGCACACCATAACGTTCTGCCACTCCAAGATTGATGTCAGGTACTAAACTGCCGTTGGTATCAACCCCACAAAAACTGTCTTGCATTTTGCGATATAAGTTTCTGCTGATGAATGCGTCTTCTCGATCCTGCGCAACCAACTCGTATTCAACGTGAACATTGTCTTCAGTGAGTTCTTTGTCAAACTCAATGCTGATGATAGTGTCTTGTGCATTGATGTAATTGCCGGCATTGTACAGTGCAATGGTACTAGCATCAATGGGTGCAAGATAAGTTATACCCGATGCTCTGGGGTTCTCAATATAGTTGGCCACAGTGCTGACTGGCAGAGTTTTGCCTTTTTGTGTGGCAGTAGCAGTTATACCGCGCACCCAAAAATAATATTCAGTATTAAAAATACCATTGGTACTTAATACAGTGTTTACCACATAACTATCAATGCTATATGGAGTTCCTTCCCCTACATAGTTTGCAGGAGGTGCTGTGCTCACAATCCATTGATAAACGTCCACAGTGCTGCCTGGAAACACTTGCCCCCAACGACGACTTGCATACACAATATCATCCTGATTGGGATCAATAAATCTCACTGTGCTGGTATTCCACCAGGTCTCGCCCACACGACTTTGTCCCCAGGTGGTGCCACGTATGCCAACAGGGCCAACATTGTAACTGGCAGGATCTACTGCACCAATATAGTCCAAGTTTTGTCTGGCGGCTCCAAGAATCTTGCCTTGCAGCGGATTAAAGAAATCGTAATACTGTGTGGTGGCCGATGTGAGTCTATCATATGAGTAAACAGAGTTCAACAATCTCACATCTACCACAGGTTTCTGCTCACGCAACACAGTCCACGAAGGTGTGCGAGTTTCGTTGGTACTCACAAATACTCGTCCATAGTTTGCTGTGAGTGTGCTGTCTTCAAATTCGTTGCCGGGCGCACCTGTGAACAACACACCATCGGTGTAGTTTACTGCTGTGCCATACTGGTCGTAAGATACCACATCAGGATTGTCAATTTGTTGACCAAACACAAACTTGTCTGGGTTGCTGACCGATGGTGTGGCACTGGCCAACAAATCGTAGGTGTAAACTGCACCACTTTGTACAGTTTGATCAAAGAAATCTGTGGCCGCTTCGTCAAACACAGTGTTGTTGAGGTCAAAAATTGTGATCAAGTACAATGTGCCGCGAGGTGCACCAACCACTAGATTTATAGCACTATCTTCTATACTTAAACTGCTGCCAAATCCTGCATAGTCTGCAGGATATGGACTGTTGATTGTTTGTGTAAACACATAAGTTTCAAACTCAAGATCAGCAAATGTAGTGCCAACACTGCCTGGTGCAACATTTAGTTTGTTGCCCACTGGTGCTGCTGCTGAGTTCTGAACAGCAATAGTTAAATACCCGTCAATGTCAACTGTGGCCTGTACATTGGGCACATCTACATTGATTTGTGCGGCCAACGCACGTACTTCTGCACTGGCAGTGATTGCAGTTGTTGTGATTGTTGTCCAATACGAAGTGTTGGACAGTGCAGTGCCTGCAGGTACGTTTTGCAAACTCAAATATATTGAAGTTATTGCAGTGGCAGCACTGAAGTTGTACACCACAGTATCTGTTGCATAAGATGCAGTATTACTCCATGCATTGGGAACCACAACATCTTGGTTGTTGATTCTGATAGTATCGCCGCTATCTAAGTTGGCATTGGCCACTGTGGCTGTGGTAATTCCATATGCACGGCTTTGATTGACATGGCGTTCAACCACACCACCTTTTAACTGTTGGAGACTGCTGTTTAGTGCTCCAACATACAAACTGCAATTATAACTGCACAGGTCTGTTGCATATCCAAAGTTAGAAAACTCTTCTACTGCGTTTTGTGCAACTGCCTGTACAAACTGGAAATTATTGGTTTCAATCTCAATAATGTCGCCCACTTGTAAATTGCCAAGTATGGTAATAGTGTTGCCGTTCACTGAGAATGTGTCAGTTTCATCAGGTGCTGCACTCAATTCGTTCACAAAGAATGTGTTGTTGACCAACACGCTAACTGGTTCTGACACTGATCCTAATACTGTAAACGACACAGTTGATCCTTCGGTGCCGTAGAAGAATCGCTGTACATCTCGATCAAACACATACACTGTGCCTGCTTCGGTGAGACTAGATTCTGTGGTATATGGTGCACCAATCAATACTTGTCGACCATCAGTGCTGGTGCTGACTGTGTGCCCAAATCTATCACCTGCTTGTGAACCGGCGTATGTGATTGTGCCTGAATATTCAAAATAGCCTTCGGCACGTACAATAATACTTGCACCTGCGGGCGGATTAGATGCTGCTGCAAATGTCACATCACATGTGGCATTGTTAAATGTATAGTCAATGTTAGGACGTTGTACTACACCATCTACCAACAAAGTAAAACTGTAAATGTTGTCAGCACTAAACAAATATTCATTCAATGAGAATGTGCTTACTAACACTGACGGCGTGTAGGCAGTGGAAAATCCAGTAACTGATCCTCCTGCACCTATGCTGGTCACTGTGAGAGTGATGTTACCATTGGCTAGGGCGCCACCAAAACTGGCAGCACTCAAAGTTATAGTGTCAGACACTGTGTAATTTGCACCACCTGTGGTAACTGATACCAAGCCTTTGCCGGCTGCAGGCTGTCCAACTTCGTTACGTTGATACACCACAGTAAACTTGGCTCCTAGTCCTGCACCACTGGTTGCAGACTGGCTTACGTTGTAAGTGGCTTGATAGTCAAGAATCTTACGACTGGTTCTAATAATCTCAATGGCGTTGCCTTCTGCAGGAGGTGTAGTAAACACCACCATGGTCAATGAATTAAGCACAACATAGTCTGTGCCTAAAATTTGTTCATCGCCGTCAACACTGACTGTGAGTTGTGTGTTGGCATCAATCTTGATTACATCGCCAATGAAATAATTGGTGGTTGCGCCATCGCCCACTGCTTTGAGATTCTGCAACTCCCAGTCCACACGGCCGTATGCATACACAGCATTCGCACCAGGTGCGCCAATATACATCCAGCGTTCATCTTGACTGATTGCAACACTGTAACCAAATTCTTCAGCGGCAGTGATAGATCCTGGGCTGGTCAACAATTGCCACTGGCCATAAGGAATATTTCCAGGTGCCGCCAGTTGTGGATCTCTGAAAATGACCACAGCATAACCATTGTCCACTGTGCCAGTTGACCCTAAACTGCCCGGTGCTCCGGCCACTGCCCAGGTTTGATTGCCGAAATCCACACTAGTACCATACTCACGTGCCGCAGTTTGCCCATTGTATGGGCCGCCACTGACGTCTAACACATCAAGACTTAACACAGCGTCATTGGGTGCCAGGGCACTGACTGGTGCATACACATTGCTGTCGCTTTTGACGTACACATAAACTCCGCCACGTGGTGGTAAGTTGGTCAATGGATACGGAGTCCAGTATGCAGTGTTATAAATGCTGATGCCTTGTGGCACAGGTGCAGGTGCATAGAAAAATTCTGTCTGCAAAGGATCTGGCACATACACAATTGAAAATTCAACATATTCATTAGCAATGGTCCATTGTGTGGCGCCTACTGGGAATCGATATCTTGGACTGCCAACCAAGGCAGCATATCTATTTTGTGCTTGTGCTATTGCACTGCCGTATTGTTCGCCTTGGTCAACTTCTGCAGGACTCAATCCCAATAATTCAGTAAACACTTCTTGTTTTTCAAGCACGGTCCACAGTCCGCTGCCATTGTCGTCTACCCAAACTTTGGCTCCTGGTTCAATAGTGTTAGCGTAAGGAAGATTCAATACATCGCTGGCTTGGGCAACACGCTGAGTTTGTAAAGTAAAACCTAGCCCTGTTCCGTTGACTACTGTACGATCACCTGTAAAACTAAATGCAACAGTGATTGTGTCAAGACTTACCACACTGATTACAGAGTATACACCATCAACTTCGGTGTCAAAGAATCGTATGACCAGTTTGTCGTTGGCTGTGAGCCCGTGTTGTCCAGAGAATATGACCAAACTGGTTCCATCTAAGTTGTCGCACACGTGATTGATAGTGCCTGGAACTGATTGAGTTCTGTAAATAGCCCAATCATATGCATTAATCTTTGCCACCCATACATTTGTACCAACACCAATTGAATTGATGTTTGCAGCCAGACTATCGGTATTGTCAATATTAAACACTGTGATGTCCACATCATTGAGATTCACATAACCTGCTGTTGGCAGTGCTATGTCTGTGGGTAATGTGGTAGTGGTAGGCAGTATGTCTGGGGAAGTGATATTGTAACTTTGGCGCCATATATCTGACACCAAAACAGTTTGATCTGCTTGACTGGTTTCCTGAGGATTGACAATTTGTATTAAACTGGGGTTGGAATCCAACAATGCACGATTCAATCGCAACTGGAAGAAACTGCGATTGGCATTGGCACCATACACTGCACGTTGTACTGCCCAGTTTTCGTAGATACTGTAGTCCGCAGATTCTTTACCCAGGTTGGCCTGAGCAAACAGTTCGGCACTGAGTATGGTACCTTTTGAGCCTAAGAATTGTCTGTACACATTCAATTGGCTGACATCATCAAGATTTAATGATGTCATGTATTGGCGCGGACGGAATCCAATCAAGCCGTAACTCAACAGGTCATTGTCTGTTTCAAGATTGGCCGAGTTTATATTGTAACTGTTTTGTAATTGGTTTGCCTTGTTGGCCAAGTTAGGCAACAAGCCCAGTTCAATACGAGTGTAATCACTGGCCAGCCAGTCGTTGGCGTTGAATACTGCTGTGGGTTGCACAATCGTGGCTGCTGACCAATAGGCTCCTTTGTACTTGACAATTTGGCCTTTGGTATATGTTGAATATGAATTCCAGTCTTGAATGTTGTCTTGGTTGAGAATAAAGCCCTGTGCATCTACTGAACCGTTCCATTCAGTGGTGGTCACAGCAATTAAATTTAATCGACTTTGACGAGCACCTGTCACAGGTTGATAAATCAAATCGCCAAACACACTGGCATTGTTCAACACAATCATGTGTTCATAAGAAGTGTATTTTAAATCAATATAACTGAGTGTTTGATCTGTGGCAGGTTCACAAGTGAACGTGTTATCTAGTCGTGTGATAATAAGATTGCGTGTGGGCAACTCTCTACGATTCTGATCTAATAGAATATTGTCAGATGTTTGTGCAGCAATGCTATCTACCACAGCATTGTCACGAGAGATGCTGAGTTTGAATGCCAATGGATTCAAATTAATTAAGGCATTTTCGTCCCAACCTTGCTGACTCCAGTACAAAAACTCATTGACCATCTGTCCCCAGTTTAATTCATACCCATTGGTGCGATTGTCAAATACTAAACCTTGTCGTTCTAAGTACTGTCCATAACTCAACAAAAAGTCAGATACTGCTGTTTCGCTGGCAAAAATAAATCCATATGGGATCTGCGTAACATTGTTTGTGTAAAATGTTGGTACTTGTACACTGATACCGCCTGCACTGTAAGTTTGCAAACGTCCGGCGTAGATACTTTGAATTATGTTGAAGTACGGCTGTGATGTGCTGTAACCAAACACTGCGTAGCCACCTGCAACTTTTTGTATCACAACTGCTGAATAACTGGCACGGTCAAATGGTTGATTCTTGTACAATACCAAGTCATAACTTTCGTCAGGAATCAAGAAAGTTGTGTTGGTTGAGTTAGGGCTAGACTTTTCAGTGTAAATTTTGATGTACTGTTTGTCTGAGAAACTGGCCATTCTGTAGCACAATCTCACATCCAGTGCACCAAGGTCAGCAGTGAGATCAGCAGTGCTGTCCATACCGCTTTGGCGATTAAAGTCCACAATCCAGTCAATGTAACTGGCTTTGCTGACTCCGTTGCCGTATATTTCCAAATCATTGGCATTGAGTCTATAACGATTGTTGTAGAGATATTGATCAAGGTCTGCGTCAAACTTGTACAAGTCACGATCTGCAAACAATGCAAAGAATTTGGCGGGACGAGTCAATGCCAACAGTCGCATGACAGCAAATGGATATGCACTGCTATTCCACCATGATGCTTCCACTGGGCCACCGTCACCTACACTCCAACTCTTGCGGAACGTGGTATCATTGTATGTGCCCACAACTGAATCAAACGGACTTAATAATGCACCTTCTGTGCTGGTGGGGATAACTGACGTTAATCCAGGTCTTGCATATTCTGGAAGATAATACGGAGCAACAGGGTCTGCAACATAACCTGCTTCCAAGTCGTCCCACAACACCAAGTTGTCTTGAGTGTATGGGCCATCGCCGTACACCAGATTCCACCAGGTTGGGCGAATTGAGAATCCCAACATTTGCCAAGGTGTTTCTTCAGGTTGTTGTGTGTCATAGTAGTAGCGATTGATGCCGCGCCATGCGCCGGGCAATGTTGCATTGTCTAATCGACTGGTACTTCCACTGTAGTTCCAAGAAAATTCATTGGCAGCCGAGTAATCTTGTGTTTTGTAATCCAGTTTGTTCCAGGCCACATAACTCAAAAAGTCTGTGCTCAAGATATTGTTGATATCACTTATACTGTATCCAGTGTTTCTGAACTGCCCTGGGAGAACTTCAGTAATACTGATTGGCACGGGATTTCCGTCCAGTTTCAAGTTGTTGAATATTCTTGTTTCAAATTCCAACAGTACATCATCTCTGATATCGCCAAATGTTCGAGTAATACTGCCATCGTGCCCTACGATTACCGTTTGTGAGCCTGAGCTGGTTTTTTGTGTGATAATTTCTGGACGAAATGCAGGATACAAACCTAATTTGGTAGGAGTATTAGGCACAAAACTACCATAGGTAGCAGAGTATTCATTTATGGTCAGCACATCGCCCAAAGTCAATGTTACTGATACAACAATTCGAGGACCATCTGTGGCCACAACATAATCAAGATCTCTGGTGAGAATCTCACCATTCAAGTACACATTCATGCCTTGATAGTTGGCGGATGTATAGTTGTAAACATCAATAGTATCAAATGTATCGTTGGTGGTGTTTGATATAGTAAATGTTGTGGTTTGATACACTGCACCAGCAGGTATCATATCACTCCAATAAAATGGCTGCGATTCAATACGTCCCAAAGTGATGTCAGCCATGGCAATATCAAGTATTTCGCCGGCAGTTTGAAATTGAACCACTTGTTGAATTGCAGTGTTCAACATCTGACCTTTGAATTTCAAATATTCATTGCTGTTGTATTGCAGGCTTGAAAATATGTTGTATTTTTCACTGCGCAAGAAATATCCAGCCAAGGTCAGGGGAGAACTTTGTTGCAGTATTGTTGCGCCATAAGGTACAAGATTTCCCAAGTCTCTGGTGTTGTTTGCACCGTTGACCGGGCCTGACAGGGTCAACAAGTTTTCGCAAATGCTTTCGTAGTGTGTGCGAATTGTGCCCAGTGTAAAACTAGGACTGTTGGTATTCAACGGATTATTTTGTAAGTTGATCGGAACCTGATAAAATGCAGTTGAACTGGTCTGCTCACTCAGCACCAACACCTCAATGATATCTGTGGGCAAATAAGTTTTGATCAAAGTAATAGTTGTGTTGTCAGTGCCCACAAGATAACTGTATTCATCAGGCATCAAGTAACCTGAACTTACATAAATTTTTATTGGGGGCAGCACTGTGGCAGTACCAACTGCCACATCAAGTTTTAGTGTCTGTCCAGTGTATGTAAATTTAAACTGTTGATATTGTTGGCTGCTTGCTGCCGCAGTTTGCCAACCAATTAGTTTGCCAAATGTAGTACGGTCTATGTATTCTCTAGCCACTCCCGAACTAATGTCTGATGTGATTGACACATTGTCTTCTACATACAAAAACGTGTCTTTGTACAAGTTGTTTTCAAACACAATGTCACCAACGTTGTTGATGTTCAAATATTGCAACGGAAATTGCAAAATAGGATCAAGTATGCCGGTATCACCCACAGCATAACTGAACAATTTGCTGCCCGTAAATGTGCTGGATGGGTATTTGGCTCGGTCGCCAAAACTGATGCCGGCCAAATCATACACATTGAACAACGGTGCTTGTTGTACGCTAGTTTTTTGTTGTGCTTCGGTCCATTGCACACCATCGTACCAAAAACTTATACCTTTTTGTGTGGTTCCTTCAAGGCATACCACACTTTGATCCAACAACACTGCGCCGTCGCTGGCCAGCACAAGAGTGATGATTGGTTGTGTAATCAACGGTGCCACACTGTCGGGGGTGATAAATTGCACCACATAAATTTTATCGCGTACTTCAGGGTCTGAGTCAGCGGCAAAAATTACACGAGTACCATCGACAAATGTATAGCCATCAACTGAGTATCCTGTGCTGCCTTCAATGTTGCTAAGTGCATCTGTTTCTGAAAAGTCAATGATGTCCACTGGCTGTTTGCCTTCAGTACCCATGTTGTACAATCTAATGTTGGGTCTGAAGTTGATGATAGGTCTTTTAGCGCGATAGTTGTTGTCCAACGTGGCCACAGTATTGTTGTAGGTGGCACTGGCTTGGATAACTTCTACATGGAACCAACGATTGCTACGAGTCCATGCATTCAAATCTTTGCTGGCGCGATCAATTGTGAGATAGTCTACTTCCCCTGGCTCTGTGGCAATAGTACTGTCTCTGGCATCAACCACATAAGTTTCTGGAGTAACAAAGTTTCGCACTGGCAGCAATTCAATTGCTGTGCCAACTCCTGCTACATAGTATTCATTGTTGGCAATGGCCACCGCAGTAAATCCTACCACAGTGGCAGTGCTCAATTCAAATGTTGCGCCGTCGGTCACAGTGGCTATTGAGAATTGAATGCCATTGGCTGCTATAGACTTGATGTAATAGCTTTGTCCAGCCACAATGCCACCAGCAGCAGTGCCTGAGAATACAATTTCTTCGCCTTCATACAATCCTGCGGTTGAACTACATGTGATGTAGTTGCTGCCTGCTTGAGTAGCAGTACAAGTAAATGTGGTAGTACCTGAACTGTAACTAACTGGCAGTACATCACCAGTGAAACGCACTTTGAGACCATTGGTAAATGCCACACCATTGGGGCTGGTATAAGTTTTTTGTCCAATGATCTGATCAACAAAAATTGTACTGGTTTCTGTTTGGTCTAGCAGACGAATTTTACCAAAAATTTCTGGATCAGTGCCATCCTGATAATACAACTCGTTGAACAACGCTGTCAACAAAGGTATGCGTTGAAAATAACCAACAGCGTTTTTGTACCAACTGGTATTGCTGTATGTGTTGCCATAACTGATGGTAAATTTTTCATTGATCCCAACATCAGCAATTTTTGCTAGGCTGATATATTCCACACCATTGCGGTCTACTGTGCTAATTTGCCATACTTGATATCGATCTGCCAGTGGCACTTGAGTAGACTGATCAAAGTTGATAGAATCGTAACTGCCCACTGCACCGTTGAATGAATCCAGTCTAGGCAGTGGGTCATAGAATGTGGTTTCAATCCAGCCGCCATCTTCTGCATCTGCAATATCATTTGTAAACACCAGTGTACGACCATTGAGATATGTGGTACCGTCAATGCCGCCATAGGTTTCAATAAATTGTGCCAGTGGCTGATTGTTAATTTGATTGAATTTTAATTCTGTCAACAAGTCTATTGGGCCTACGTCGGTGAGATTATAGTAAAATTCTTGTGCAGTTTTTTGTGGCACGTCAAATGTTACTATGCCCAGGTCTTCACCGTTGTTGGTCACACCATAAACACCGCGGTTACTGAGATTGGGAGTTGTAGGCACAACACCATCCACTCCCGGGGCGGTTTGAATCCAAAATCCAGGTCCAGTACCAGGCGTGCCGTCAACAATGTTGATTGTGCCTCGCAAGTTAGTTTGATTCTCGCTGACATAGTACAATGTGTCAGGAGCATCCTGTGGCACAACAAATGTCACCAGACCAAAACTACTGCCGTTTCGCAACACGCCTGAATTGTATGCATCACCGGTGCCCAGACTCAGCGCAGTTTTGATCCAAAAAGGATATACACCATTGAGTGTAATGTTGAACACATAGGTATTACCACGTGCCAACGTCAGTGTTGGGTTGGCCTGGAAGTCAATCAGGTATGAGGTGGTACTATTGTTTGTGACACGATAGTTCACAGTTTCTTTGGTATTTTGTGCTACTTGGAATGTATAACTGCCGCCGCGCACCACATCAATTGTGGGATTGTTACCAGATAGTCCTGAGAACGTGTAAACACCATTTTCTCTTGTGACCACAAAATTATCATTGGTTGGGACACCAAGCGACCGTACATCCACTGTTTCTGGTCCACTAGGCAACCAAAAATATTGACTGAAATTGATGAACGCATCGTAATCAACAAATGGATCCCAGGTATAATATTCACTATTGTACAGTTGGTCAGCACGAGCCTGATCGCCGCCTTGGAATCCAATTGCATCATTCATGCCAGGATAAGTTATGACGTTCTTGACATTTTGAGTATCGGCTTCGAGGCTAATAACACCTGGTTCAAGTTGATAGTCTTGTCTAGTGACATCTGGTTCAACTACATAACTGTCATTGGGATTCACGCCAGGACCCACCGTGCGTCCAATGAAACCTTGTGTCTTTTTAAATTTTGGTTCTTGAACCATTTGGTCAAGAGTTGCTGCTAAGAATTGTTTGTTAACCGGAGTTCTAAAAATTTCTGGTAAAAAATCAACTGATCTAGTTCGTGCCATTAAATTACTCCACTGCCAGGTGCAGTACGCAAGTTGGTACTGGTCAATGCTTCAATAACATCAATGTTGTCAATGGTTGCACCATTTGCAAAAATTTCGTTAGGCTGACTGCGAATTTCATACAAGTCACCAAAACTCTTTTGTTGGTCTAATGGCACCAGCACCACAGAACTGATAATGGTTCCTAGTTGACGGTGCAAATACGCTGCCAACTCTGAGAAGTAGAAAGTATCACCAAAATTCCATTTGTCAATGCTAAAATATGTGTTCATCTCTGCCAATACTGAACTCTTGATCTCGCTGGTGCTGGCCGTGCTATTCTGCGCACGTATGACTTTGATAGTGGCACGTAGTTCTTGTGCAGCCTTGGGACCAAACAGTGGTTTGAATATCACCGAGTTGACCACAATATTGTCTGAAATCATTTTGTAATCTTGCAGTGCTTGATAGTCAGTTGATAACTGATCAATGGTGGGTAATGCTGGCTCTGTAACAGTACCAGTGGTATCTCTCAACCAATTCTGATATGAAGTATAGTAACCCAGTGTGACCACATACAAGTCAATGATGTTGGTAGAGCCTGGGTCAATTCTGTTGGTCAGTGGCGAGTTATGACGGTATTGAAAATACAAACTTTGTCTGCCAGTTTTTGCAATCCACCCAGTTACTGAAATGATAGTACGCACACCAGTTACACTGATACTGAGTTGATAAAACGCATCTTCTTCATAGGCATAAAACACTTGTCCTGGTGTCCATTCAGTTTTGGCCAATTCAATTTCGTCCAATGTACCATAGTTGTATATCACAATGCCTTCTTCAACCAGCAAGTAACGTTGCAAGTTGTCAAAGTCCACAGTTTGTTGCAAGAACACAAATGGTCCAGCAGTGGTAGCACTACCAACAATCTCATCAAAGAAATCTGGATTGTCTGGCACCCCATCATTGTCACTGTCACGATAACTTACCAACACTTGGAAATCGTCAACATAACCATCGCTTTCTACAGGTTGCCCAATGATTGTGGTATAGATATCACCAGGTAGAGGTGCTGTTGAATCAGGCTGTGTATTCACGGCCAGCACATTAATAAAGTCTTTGATAATTGTACCTGTACGACTGTCGTACACCAGTTGATCTTCGTAGAAGAAAAATCTTGTTTGCAGTACCGACCCAAAGTTGTAACTCAACCCGCGGAATGTGATAGTGTAGTTTTGATTTTGTACCACAAATTGCACCAACCAACTGGCATCAAGATTGGCTCCAGATGTATTGCCAGCATACTGTTGACTCCATGGCGCAGAGTTGCTTTGTGAATATGCATCAAGATTAGTGCTGTATATGATATACCAGGTATAAGGGGTACCAGTTATGTCACCATTGTTGTCGTACCCTAGCCCAAAGTTACGGTACAACAGTATTTGTTCGGCCATGGCTTGTTCAACAGCATTAGGGAGGTCAGTTACAAACAACGGAATAATAGTGTCTACAATTGCCCCAGAAGGTACAAAGTTGTTGATTGTGACCGGTCCAGCACCTGTGCTTAGATTGCCCAGGCCGCCATTGTAACCATCGCCCACGATTTGTTGGGGACTGGCCCAAATTTCCATGCGTTCGTCGGCTTTCATAGGGGTACCTTGGACCAACTTGTTGTTGCGGTCAAAGTAATAGCCAGTGGGTGGTACAAACTTGATCAAACTGCCTGGTATCACATATTTAAACATTGTGGTAGTGGTATCTCCCACTGGAATAGGAGTACCATCAGGCCAGGTAGCACTGGTAGTTGTGTTTCTAAAATAGCCAGTAGTTTCATTGGCCAGTGTTGTACTTTGATTCCAGGTATAACCATTCAACCAGGTAATTCCTGTAGGTTGAGTAGTGGATGTGATACGCGGAAAATTTGAATAATAAAATTGTCGCACAGTATTACCATCAATATCAGGTTGCACCTGATTGGTAATGATATCTGCAATCTCGTTACGGTTGGTGTATGAAAACAAAATAGTTGGCAAAATATTTTGACGCCATATACCGCCATCACTTGAGAAGGTATTAGTTGACGAGTACTTGCCTGTGTTGTCCACAAGGTCAAGATAGCGACTGGTACCAATGCTGGCACGGTTCAACGCCTTGCTTTTAATAATTGAATTGTATTGGGTATAAGGGAACAGGTTGTAGTCTTCGCCGTTGACCATGCGGTTCTGTGTGTAGTAACGTGCAGGAGCACGTTGCTTGATTTCGCCAATGGGTTCACGTGCTTGGCTGTTGCTCACAGGACGTGTGATGCCACAAGTGAATGTAATAGTCTGCAAGTTGCCGTTGCGATCAGTATAACTGATGGGCAACACCACATTTTGCATTTCTTCAGGATTGATAATGTATTGCAAACCATTTGATGCACGAACATATGCACGGAATATGCCCACAGGGATCTCTGAAAACACCCCATCACCAAACACCATGGTAATTTGGTCATTGGCTCTAGAAGTCACTGAATAAATTGGTTGCAAAATATTGTTGCGTTGTTCAGCCGCGGTATACACGTTTTCAACAAATTGCCATTCGCGGCTGATGTTGCCAATGTTGTCCAGTTGAAACAACCAGCGATCGTCGTTGTTTACACCTTCAACGTTGATGTCCACTGTGCGGTTGGCAATGCGTTCAGCTAAATTAAAATCTTGATTTTGCAATATACCTTGTTTAAAATAGAAAAAGTAACCAGTGTTGGCTGATTGAAATCCCAGTTGATCGTTTCTAAACAGCATGTTGAACACTGTGTTGGGCGCAGGAGCAGGTTCGTACACATAGTCTTTTCCAACTGAAGTAGAAGTTGTGGCTTCGAAAGGCATGCTAATGCCGTCCACTGTGGCAGTGTAAGGAATTACAGGTAAAAATCCTGACACTAAATTGATACCATATTCAGCAGTGTCCACGCCCAGAATGGTCTGTCGATTGCCTGGGCGGCCTACTTTTTGACTGTCCACAAGACTGGCATTGATAATGGCTGTAAACTGCTCTTGCCAATCAGGATTGGTTGGGTCGGCCCAATTAATAGTAACATTGCTGAGATTGACCCCGTTGTAATCCACAACATTTTCAGTTGTGGTAACGTTGAATACTTTGAGAAAACCTTCTGCGGCTGTGTTGCGCTTGGCAGTGTAACTCACTAGGTTAGCAAGACGAACCACTGAATCTCTGCGTTCAGCAGTGTCTATGTAGTTTTCGCGAGTGTTTAAGTCTGTACGGAATGCCAGTGCCTGTCCCATGAACGCCATAACATCCAGCAAGGCAATAAATTCACTGGATTCAATGTAGTCATTGAATGTTTCAGGATAGTACAAACGCAAATAGTCAATGAAACTTTTACGAAGAGTTTCAAAGTCGTAACTTTGAAAGTCGGCTTCGCGGTAAGTTTGGTAGATTTGCTTCCAATCTTCTACGCCAAATATTGCTGTTTGTCTTGTGGTTGTTGCCATTTTTGTCTCGTCCGTGCTTTATTTATTAATAATAAAAACGGCGTAGTTATACGTAACTGGCATTACGAGTTTGTTCGTCGAAGAATATGCTGAGAATCTCAGCGTTAGTGGTGTTGATAACAGTGATTTGAAGTTGTATCAATATACCATTTTCCTGGGGAAACATCTGTATATCATTGATGGTGAATCTGGGATCACCACCTGCCACACGTTGAACTTCGGCACGTAGTTGTTGTGACAGTTGTTCAACTTGATTTTCAAACACAAAGTCCCACAGTGCAGTGCCATATCCTGGACGTCCAGGCAGTTCACCTTGACGAATGCTAAAGGCGTTCAACAAGTCTCTCTGAATTAAATCAAAGTCTGTGAGTGTGAACTTTTTGAATTGATTGATGGTGTTGAAGCCGATAAATGTGGTCATAGCAATATTTATGGCTGTTAGGCAGTGGTACTTTGCGCAATAAATTCTTTAAGTTTCTCTATGGTAGTTTCAATACGTTTTCTAAACCCAATCAGATCTTTGATTTCTTTGTCAATGCTTGTTAGTACTATAGACGCTGCTGGCTCAATGCGAACCACCCGCTCAGCCTGCCGTTTGAGATCCAACAGTTTGCTGTCTACTAATGCAACTTCGCCCAGCAGATCTTCAAGTTGCAGAATCACAGCAGAAGGATTATTAGTGTTACCACTTCTTCCTATTGCATCTCGTTTGATGTACAAATCAATTGTTTTTATTTCCCCAAATTTCTTTTGTATTGCAAACGCTTCTTTTTGTGCATCAATTTGATCTGACGCACTGTATTTTACCGTGGGAACTTTGTCGTTGCCCACAATGCGTTTGCTGGCTGCATCCACAGTTTGTCTGTTGACTGTGTCAACCGCCGGCAACGGAGTGATCACTGCTTTCATTGGATCATCCACTTTGAAGTTTGCAAAATCTGCTGCAAATGCTCCGTCTCTGGCTGCGGTATCAAATTTAGACTTGATGTCTGCTGGTAACGGCAGTCCTTTGGCCCAGTCCAGTGTGGTGGGTATGCTTTTGGCGGCATTGTTGGCCAGGCCGGCCAGTGATGCGGTACTTAATTTGTCTGTGGGTATGCCTAATTGTTTGACCGCATTGAGTCCTTGACTCATGAGTTGTTGTTGAATACCATCTTGAGTTGGCACTGAGCCCAGCAAACTGTCTAGACTGTTGATACCATCTTTACCAGTAAACACCGCTGGGCTTTTCAACACGTCAGTCAGTGAATTAATACCTTGTTTTAAATACGTGGCCGCGGTGCCTGGTTTGAGCACTCCAACTGATTCCAACTGTGATGCATCAAATCCAAATTTTCCTGCACCCAGAGTGTCTGATATTGCGCTCGATGCCTGTCCCACAAGTTTGCTGGCCGAACTCATGGCGGCCGTGACATCAGAGATACCCAATCCTTGTATAGGCACAAGAGACGCACCTTGTTTGGCAAAGTCTGCTACATTAATGCCATTGGCCACTGGCAAATTGCTCACAGCGGCCGATATTCCTGACAGTGTTTTGCTGGCCACAGACTGTGCTTGTGCTGCTATGTCACCAACTCCGGGTATATTTTTAATGGCTCCTGACAAGTCACCACCAATGCCTTTGGCCGCTTGTGCCAGTTGCGCTTGGGCAGCAGCCAGCCCATCCGCGGCCTGTGTGGCGGCACTGAGCACATCACCTTTTTTGAATCCTACCAAACTGCCAGCACTGACCTGCTTGTCAAATATGGCCTTGGCTTGTTCAAAACTGAGACTCGGTGGACCTTTGATTTCAAAAGGCTGCCCGTTGACTGGATTGGTAAAATTAAAAATACTCATTTGGCTGATATCTCCACACCAGCAGGTACAGGCGTAGCACCCGGTGGTGGTGTTGGTTTGCCTGGTTCAAACTGAGTTTCCACTGCCACTCCCTTGTTGTGATAAGGATAGGGCTCGTGTGTGGGTGCTCGGGTTACAATACTTTCCAGTTTGTCTTTTTGTACTTTCCATCCTGTACCTGTGCTAAAAGTCACATCATCCATGGTGGTTTTTTGTATGGGCTTGGGTGGTGTCACTGCAGGTGCTGTGGGCCCATTTAAATCTATGCCGCCAGCAGTAAACAACAATGATTCACCACCGTTCCAGGACCCACCTGCACTTTGTAAGGCCATTGTGCCATCTGCTTTGATACCTATCTTGGCTTTGCTGTATATTGTTATATCTTTTTTCACAGTAGCAGTGAGATCAGCATCGGCTTCCAAATTAATATTAGACATGGCTTTCATTTTTAAATTACGGCCAGCATACATGTTGATGTCACGATCAGCATGCAAGTTGATGTCACCTTGTGTGCGGATGTTTACACTGTTGGTGCTGAACACATCTACTGTGCCTTCTTGACCAAACTCCAGCCAAGTTTGTCCATTGGCATGCAATATGTAAAAGAAGTTGCCCGAGTCGTTCATGGTGATCTGATGCCCTTTGGCTGTGCGCAGTCTGAACAAGGCATTTTTGCCGTCAATGTCACCGTCATCCATCACAAGAGTGTGACCGCCCATGCGGCTGATCACTTGTGCATCTTCGGGTTTGAGTTCGCCGGCTTTTACTTTCTTACGAAGATCATCAGGGCTCATGCCGCCCTGATACACAGCCACCCCCGGTGTGCTTACCCCAAAAACAGCACTGGGGCTTTCTCTTTGACTACTAGATTGTATAGGACCACGTTCTATGTCTTCGCTGATGCCTTGTTGAAACAGTGCTTGCGCTACTACACCTTGCACAGGTTTTGCCTGCTTGAAAAATTCACTGGAGTTCACAATTTTTTCGTTGTTGGTGTTGATCTCTGTGACTGGCAATAGTGATGCATTTGTAAAGTATGCTTCTTGATTTTTGTTGCCTGACACATAACTTCCGGCTGCACCAATGGCTGGTACCATGTGGCCTATACCGTTGCTTGGAACAACACCAATATAATATCCTAAATTTCTGTCTCCATTGGCAAAAACACACAGCACCTGAATGCCAATGTCTGGCGGTGTAAACCACATGCCATAAGAATTTTGATTGCCTGGATAAGAACCAAAATCATTGTCGGCTGTTTTGCCCATTGGAGTGTATCCAAAGAACCCTGGCAAATAACTCACTGTGATCCATTTGGAACTGTCATTTTTATCGATACCAGCAAATGTTTCAATGTACACTTGCAAACGCCCTGCTCGTGTGGGGTCTGAATTGTTCATCACTATGCCTGAGAATGGGCCAAACTCTGCTGGCACACCTCCGCGGTCTAATTTATAGTTTGTAGGGCGACCTCTACTGCGTTGTACATCTTCTGACAAAGTTGCTCCTTATGCTTCTTTAACTATGGTTTGTGTACGCCCGGCCAGAGCGTATGGGTTGGTATTTAACGGCGGTGGAGAGTTTTCTGCAAATGTAATAGGGTTAACTCCTGACCCAGTGGGTGCTCGTGGATATGCTGACGGTGCAATTGTATTGTTGCTGTTCACCGGTGACACTGATGAAGAACTGCCAATGTTTGTTGCTGGTTGTACGGCTGCTGGAATAGCACCGCTTTCAACGGCTGCTGCCGCAGTTTTTACACCGTTGTCCAAGGCGGAGTTGCCATTAGTCAATGCAGCCGTTGGTGACTGTGCGTTTCGTCTGGCCAATATGGGATTGTCTGTTACACTGTCGTTACCTGCGGCTCTATTTTGTGCATCTCTCAAAGATGCACCATTGGTTGCCACAGTTGAGGCCGACTTGCCCACAGTGTTTGATCCGTCAGGTTTGGGGAAGCGGAAATATGAACCTTTGATAGTTTGCTCGAACTTGCCTTGTTTGAATTCACTGATCACTCGGTTGGCCAGGTACACTGAACTTTGTATTGGCAGTCGATTTTTTGTATCGCCACCTGCATACGGATCTGCTAGGCCAGTGTTTAAATCATAATCATTTGGTCTTTGCCAAGCAACTTCATACATCACTTGTTGTGCATCAAAATTTATGGTGCCATCAGGTAAAAATGGAGAATAACTGAATTCTGCAGCACTGACTCTGCCGGCCATGCTGCCTTGTTGTATCCAAGCAGGGTCGCCAATGATACGCAAATGCCCGTCGCCCATGTTGCCAGGACTGTAAAGATACTCAGCAGCATTGGCTTGTGCTTCCAATGCTCGTCCGTCTTCGCCTGTTCTGTTTTCTGTACTGCTGGCTGCATAGGTATACTTGGCTATGTCTCGCATGCTGGAAGTGAAATTTCTACGTATGGCCGCAGTACCTGAATCTTCTTTGCTGGTGCCAGTCACAGTTAGGTTATAGAGATTGTTGAAGTTGGCAGTGAAATCCAACACCGCTGTGTTTTGTCCTGTAAACCAGTAGGGATATGATTTATGAACTCCACGAAATTTGGTCAACGGAAAATATGTTGAGTCAAAATCTTGCAGAGTGTAAGGAGTCACAACAAATACAATATCGTAAGCATAGTCTCTGCGCAGTTTGTCATATTTGCCTTGTTTTGCTTCCATGCTGATTTTAAACCAAGACATGGGTTTTTTCTGTGCTTGTGCATCAGGTCGTTCAACACCGCTGGCATCTATAGTGGTCAACTGTTGTTTGGCGATGTAACTGCTGTTGCGAATCACCAGGTCAATCACTTGTATTATTTGCATACCGGCTGTGATGCTGTAATTGCGATTGTTGATCTTCATTGAATCGGTGTCAGGATTTAATGTTTTATTGGGATCTGTCTCAGCAGCCACGCCCATTGAAGTTCTATTTTGAGTAACTGTGCTGCCGGGCAATCTCAATGTGGCATCAGCAATGTTGAGATCAGGGAAGTCAGGATTTTGATCAAACTCTATTGAATAAGTATCGGCCACTTCGTATTTGCCTTTTTTGACCAACTCTTGTTGATACTTATTTAGAGATGCCATGAGTCCTTGTTTGACCACTTGACTGGAAGTAGGAGCACCTGATGCTTTGGGCGGTGATCCTGTGGCGGCAATGGCATTGTCAACTGCTCGCACTGACGCTTGTCTGTTGGTGGCTAAGTTGGTGGTGCTGGCAGGTGTTACAAATTGCAATTCTCCGCCCAGCAACTCACGCACCGATGACGCAGTGAATTGTGCATCATAAGGTATTGTGCCGCGGCGTGTGTAACCAGCAACCATTTGTGCCACTGGCGCACATTCAAAATCATAGGTGACTAGTTTTGAACTCACACTCCAGTTGATTTTTTTAATAAGAAATGGTATGAATTTTTCAACCACAGCGTTGGGGTCGGTCAGCCCAGTGGTGGGATCGGCGGCGCCCACTTGTACAAGATTGCCATTAATGTCATACCCGTACCAGCGTATGACCATGAGATACACTGCTGCTGTGTAGTTGACTGGTTGATTGGAATCATTCACTTGTCCAGCATCTTGGACTGCACGATACAATCTGTCCAACAGTGTGATATTGCCTGGTTCTACCACAGTGAATTTCAAATCAGTGACCATGTGTGCCGCCTGTGTTTGTTGACCTGGCAATGCATTGTCTATGGTAATTGAATCAATATAAAAATCTTGGGGAAAAGCAGGATTACGCCCAAAGTCGTCAACGCCCTCAGCATTAAGACCTTCAGTGCCTGGGTCTTGGCCATTCACAGTGCCAGAACCTTTGCCCAGGAACCCACCTTTGTTGGTAGGGGCGCCGCCGCTTTGAAACAACAAAAAGTATCCGTTGATGTTCTTTTTATTACTGAGTAACAAACGTTCGTATTGCCGGGCACTCATCAGGTACACACTGGCGCTGTAGGTATAACTGGCAAATCTATCCAGTACGTTGGGCTGAGGAGTTATGTCATCTCTGGCTGAAAGATCGCCAACAACATCAGCGCGAGTTGCTGTGACTATTACCTCAGGCAATTTTCCATCGTCTTGTACTGTTGAAGGATTTTTTGTTGGTGTGCCAACATCAGTTCCATTCAATGGTAGATTGTTGTTGTTGTTATTGGTAGCAGGAGCCGTTCGAGTAGCAGTAATAGCATCTCGTATGTTGGTATTGGTTTGATTTACAAAATCTTGGCCTGTTTGACTGTTTTGTGGGGTGGGAACTTGATAGTTAGATATTTGACGACGTTGTTCTTCCAGTGTGCTGGGAAGAACTGGCGGTACTGCTGGTCCATACAAGGGCATTTTAGAATCCTAACACAGATTTGAGTGTGGTAATCTTGGGCAGATAGATCGTGGTACCTACTGTAAAATCCACTGGGGGCTTTGTGAGTGTGTTGGGGTTGCGTTGATAAAACACCCACCACAGTCTGGCGTCACTGTACAGGTCATGGGCCAACAGATCAGGGCGATATTGATAAGTGAGATTGATGGTAAAATTTAAATCATCGCTTTCTTTGGGCAAAGGTCTGTCCACCATGACATCAAGATAAAACTGATTGTACCCTGTGAGAAAATAAGGACTGGTTGAATCATAATTGGCCATTACCAGAACCCTCCTTTGAGTAGGTCGCCATTGGCAAATCCTTTGACACTGAATTGCTGGCTTTGTTGATTTCTTGTTTGTATAGGCAACAAACTGATGGTCACTGTGATTTTGGTAGGCACGTAAGTTGAATTGTCTATGTTGCTGACACTCTGACTCACTGTGATTAATTCTTGTGGCACGTTGGGCAGCGCACCTTTGGGCAACAGGGCATTTCTCAATCTGCCGATAACTGCAGATATGGGATTGCCGCCGCTTTCTGTTTTGGGCAAAGTATTATTCAAATTCACATTGTAGTTGTTGGGTTTGGTTCTAATATAATCCACATCATTGGGCAAACTATAATTGAAACTGCGAATCACACAAGGATGTGCATTGAATTGATATTGCCCCAGTCCAAACAAATACACCAAGGGCGGTGGTGCACCACGAAATGAATCTTTTTCTCCATAAAACATTTTTGTAGCCGACCGAAAGAAATGTATCACTGCTAACAAATAGTTGGCTTCGGCTGTGTTTTGTGCAGTAAAAGTTCCGGTGATGTTGATGTCGCCTACATATGAACTCTTGTAAAAATATCCGCGGTAGTTTGAGTGTGTTAAATCTGTAGTGTCATAATTGGCATTGTATGTGGTCTGTATGTCAGGCATATAAGGAAACACTACGCCATCACTGGCTGCCAATGGAGCCAAAATTGAGTTTGCACTATTGTCTTTGTACAAGTATGTGGCATTGGGCGATAGTTTTAATTTCACTCGCCAGTCACCATTGGCAGGAGACTGAAACTGTGCCTGTATGGCCTGTTGTTCCTGTAGTCGCTGTTCTGTTGCTCGTTGCTGAGCGGCCTCTGCGGCAGCCACTGCATCTACTGCTGCTTCGGGATTTCTTGCGGCTGCATCGTTGAAGGCACCACCGCCAAACGGGCTTCTGGCTCCTGGGTCAACTGCAGGATCTACAGGTGGTGGTGTCCCAGTATAACTGCTGGTCCGATTTGCACTGTCTGGCACTGTTTCTAGATCTACTGGCACAGGTGGAGGTTCAACAACCACATTGGCCACCGGAGGCAATGGGTTGTTGTTGCCAGGTTCAAGTGGCACAAGTTCAGGTTGTACCACTACATTGGTTACAGGAGGCAATGGGTTGCTGTTGCCAGGTTCAAGTGGCACAAGTTCAGGTTGTCGGGTAAGGTCAACATTGGTTACTGGCCCCAATGGATTCACATCAGTAGGCACAGGTGCAGACAGCGGCGCATTGTTTACTTGATCTATTCTAAATCCAGCAACTTGATCTGCAGGTACTTGTGTGGGGCTTGACGAACTTGGCGTGGTCTCATTCAGCGCGGGCACTGTAGGTGGAGATTGTGCCGCTGGGTCAGATCCAGCATTCACAATCTTAACGTTGGGAGGTATAGAGGCTTCCTTGGCTTGCATTCGAGCAAGAGTTGCTTCGTGTTCTTGCAGGCCTTTTTCAGTTTCTGTCAGCAACCGACCATTCTGTTCAAGATCGGCAGCAACACTGGCTTTTTCATCTGCGTATTGTTTGGCCGCGGCTGCCTTGGCAGCCGCATCGGGGGAACCTGCGGCAGCTGCGGCTGCCGCATCAGCCTCCAAACGTTTTTGTTCTTGTCGTGAATACTTGGCCTGTTCTGCAATTAATTGTGCTTCATTGGCCTTGCGTTGGTCTATGAGTTTTTTGCTTCTTGCAATGTCCGCTTCCTGGGCACCAATGCCATAGGGGTTGGTGTATTCTGGGTCGTTGACGGATCTGAGTGCCATGTTTTTATTCCTGTATGCGTTATTTACCCAATTTTTTAACCACGCAGTTTAACAAGAGGTTGACAAATGTTGTAGATATGCTACAATAAGTACATATCTGGAGACCCATTGCATGACACTAATTGCAAAACCCGCGGCCAAGGTCAACTACCTTAACAACCGTGACATCTTAAAAGAAATACATCTAAGCAAAAATACCTACTGTAGTTTTCGGGACAGAACAACTGATCATCAGTTTGACATGATACTGCCCTCAGTAAGCAAAATCAATCAAAAGACCATTGCAGAAGCACGCCGCAATCGTGCTGATCGTCACAAACGTGAAACAGGTGAAGTGATTGACCCTAAAAAAATACCCAATACGGAAGTGGTTTTTCGTGTTATGACTTGGGAACACATACCCATGGCGCCCAAGAAAGTGCCCAAAACCGCCACCAAAAAGAAAAAGATTGAAGACATCCTGGACCTGGATGATGTCATAGAAGATCCACTAGCGGACTTGGTTGAGGACGTTGTACTTAACCCCACACACATGCGTGTGAACTTTCCCCCGTTTTGGCACTACAGACTGGACGAAGACAAAAACCCTGTGCTAGTGGGCAAAAGCCACTGGCGTGGCGACCTGGACTCCGGCGAGTTTTCCAAGGATCATGGCAACATGACACGCAAATTGGCCACCATGTTTATGAAACTGTGCGAGCGTTATGCCACAAGATCAAACTGGAGAGGATACACTTACAATGAAGAAATGCGCGGACAAGCCCTGCTACAACTCAGTCAAATCGGACTGCAATTTGACGAGTCCAAATCGCAGAACCCTTTTGCGTATTATACTGCCGCTATCACTAATAGTTTTACTCGCATCCTGAACATCGAAAAGAAAAATCAAAACATCCGTGATGACATTTTGGAAATGAACGGGCTGAATCCTTCATGGACGCGACAAAACTCTGGCAAAGCAGGTATGGCTGCCATGTCCGGTCCGGTCGTAATTACCTACGAAGAGTAGTATACTGGGTAGATGACAAATCTATTTAAAAAAGCCGCGGTCTTCACAGACATTCACTTTGGTTTAAAATCCAACAGTCAAACACACAACGATGACTGTTTGGATTTTGTCAAATGGGCCACTGCCAAGGCCCGAGCCGAAGGTTGCGAAACCTGTTTGTTCCTGGGCGACTGGCACAACAACCGAGCCAGCCTGAACATTGTCACACTGAGTTACAGTCTACGAGCATTGGAGCATATGAATGACAACTTTGAACATGTGTATTTTATTCCTGGTAACCACGATTTATATTATCGCGATAAACGTGACATTCAAAGCGTGGAGTGGGCAAAGCACCTCC